GCCCACCGCCTGCCGCCACTTTGATCATGTAAACCAAAACCAAGTAAGGCGGCATCGTGTTGTGGCCAGAGCTGCTGCCGGCCGCATCACTGCCGCCGCTGGGACCGCCTGTGTTCGCCCAGCTCCCGCTGGTCTGGCTAGCATAGACCGTGTTCCATGCGCCGGTATTGGCTCCGTCCGAGCCTCCGGATGGGCCGCCGGTATTGCTTCCGGCGCATTGATAAAACGCATAGCCGGGGTTAGTGGTGCCGTAATTGATCGAGCTAGGCTGACCGCAGCCATGCGTGTGACCGCCTAACCCGTGACCATGCCAGCCACCTGCACCAATATTATGATAGTGGTCCATCCCGTGGGTGTGACCACCCAACCCATGAGCATGGTTAGCTAGTTCTGCTACTGAGAGGACATGGTTTTCTTCGCCGCCGGTTGTGGCGATGACGCGATTTGAGAGTCCTGTCCCTTGGCCGTTGCCGAGAATAAACTTTGAACGCAGATCAGGAATGTTGAATGTGGTCGATCCGTCCCCTGCTCCGTAAGTGGTGCCGATTACTGCAAAGAGCGCGGGATAAGTCGTGCGGCTGATTGCGCTGCCATCGGCGATCATTGATCCGGCAGGCGGGGTCACACTGGTGAAAGCGTAGACTGTGCCCACCGGCTGGCCGTCACCCATGGGTCCGGTGTAGCCTATCTGCCCACCGGGCGTGATCAAACTGCTGACAGGGATAATTGTTCCGGCAGCGGCTGTGAGAGCTGGAGCAGGCATCCTATACTTTTCCTTTCACGGTGACGTGCATATTGGTGATACTGCCAGCGTTTGGATAGTATTGGAGTGCGTTTAGCAACACTTGCTGATCCAGAAATCCCCAGATGTTATATTTTTGTGTTATCGCTCCACCTACGTACCAATATCCGCAATCCGTAAGCCAATTGGGATTCTCACCTGTCTTGCCCGGATAGAGTATAAGCTTCGCCATTGCATATTGCTGAGCCGTATTGGCGGTCATAGGAACCAGATAGGACCGCGTTTGATTATTCTGATTTAGATACGCTGCTGCTGTTCCGCTGGTGTTGTAAAGGAACCCATTATAGTAATTTGCTGCGATCCATGTAGTGCCGCCATTACTGCTCACTTGGAACCAGATCCATTGATCGCCGCCACCAGTTGTTTGAATCCCTGTAAATTCTAACTCGAAAATCCGATAACCGGAGGGAAGTAAAACGGTTTGTCCTCCTGCTCCGTCGATGGTTCCGACAATCACCTCGCGCTTCAATCCGAATGTTCGATAATTCGAACCATCGGTGATAATCGTGCAGTCCTGACCCGGAAGCAGATTGATCGAAGTTGCACCGTCGATGGTCTGACCGCCTTGCGCGGCAATCGTGATCGTACCAGCCGCTATCAATCCCTGGTCGTTTCGAATATAATAGTAAAGACCCGCCGCCGCCATAGGTAGGGTCAAGGTCCATCCTGTTCCGGTGCAGAGGAAGTATTTGCCAGAATCGGCAGGCAGCACACTGTAGGCGGCACTCTTGGCAATAAAGCCGCTCACCATGCTCAAAGGATGGCAGAGATTGTCGCCTCCTACGTAATCAGTGGTTCTGCCGCTGATCTGACTTAAGAGCCCAGCTCCCGTAACACTGGCTAGAGGTGGCGTTATTGTTCCGGGACCGGGATTCAGCAAGGTAAGCTGGTTGCCAGAAATGTTGGTGATCTGTAGGACTGCCGCCCCGCCTGCGCCGTCTGCGCCGGCCACGTAGACCCATTCTCCTTGAGCCGCCCAGCTGGCGTTGTTCACGTTTATCACGACGGTTGAACCGGCTGCGGGAACGGTGAAGGCGGCTGTGTTAACTGTGTAAGCAGGTTGCCCACCTGGCCCCTGTTGGCCTCCTGGCGTAATGAGCGCTCCGCTCGGCACGACGGTGCCGGGAACGCCAGATAAAACTTCAACGCCGTTGCTCATGTCTTGATGATTTTGTTCATCACCAGGTAAGGCTGGATGTTGTTGTGCGCTCCGTCGCTACCGGCACTAGTACATGGAACAACGCTATTACCTGTACTGGCGCAGCTTGTATGCGCTCCATATGATCCGCCTGCGTAACCAACAGGGTTGGACATTGCATAATGCATGTGGCTTGGCATTTCGGCTTGTACAAGTCTATGAGTTTCCTCACCTCCAGTCGCTGCCAAAGCGTAGTTTGAAAGCCCGGTTCCTTGACCTGCGCCAACTGGCACACGGCTGCGCAGATCCGGCACATTGAACGTGGTCGAGCCATCACCTTGGCCCCAAGGCGAACCGGCTCCTCCAAGCGCTGTGTAAAGTCCGCTGTAGGTTGTTCGACTGACCGCTTGACCTTGGGCGAGAAGAAATCCTGTTGGGGCAGTTGCTCCTGCGTAATCGATGACTGCTCCGGTTGGTACGAGATATCCTAGAAGTGCGGTTACCAAGGAATGGGTTGTATTGTCACCGCCCACAAAATCTGTAGCTGCACCTGAGAGTGGGCTTAAAAGTCCACGCGCGCTTGTTGAAGCCAGTGCGTTCGGCACAAAGACCAGATTATCTGAACCCAGTTTGGCGTAGTTCCCGGCATCCGAGCTGATTAGTGCTCCGGAGGCACCGCCGGCATTGAGCAAGGTTACCTGGTTGCCGGTGATATTTGTAATTTGCAATGTACCGGCTTGTCCGGAGCCGCTGGCTCCAGCTACATAGACAAATTCGCCCACAGTCATCCAGGTTGGGTCCGCCACGGTCACCACCACCGTCGAGCCGATTGCCGGAATCGTGAACCCGGCACTGGCTGTGGTCCAGGCCGGTGTCCCGGCTGGACCAGCGGGACCGGTTGGCCCTTGAACACTGGCTACGTTAATGGTGACATCGCCGGTTCCTGCATCAGCTCCGGTCGAGCTGAAAGTGACATTACTGCCCTGGACCAGTTTAGTGACAACAGCCTGCCCAACGGTCGAGGTATCCAAGTCCTGCCGTTGGACTGTGTTATTAAGGATCTGGGAACCTCTGACCTGGGTCTGGGGCATTTTAATACCAATAGTTGGCCAGTAGTTTGTCGCCACTGGAGGTCGTGGTGAGCATGGTGATGGCGGTCCCTGAGATTGTATAATCGTTCCCGGCACCTGATTGAAGTAGCAGCCCGTTTAGGAAAACTTCTTCGCATCCCACCGGGTTGGGCGCGTGGGCCAGGGTGTAAGCTGTGCCGGGGAATGCACCGCCGACAACTTCTCGTGTCACTCGGTTGCCGGTGCCCATGATCGGCATGTATAGCCCAGGTTTGACGCCTAAGACATTGCTGGTGATGACCAGGGTAGTGCCATCGGCGTTGACCCCGATACCAGCAGCCACCAGGGTGATGGCACGCGCCGGATCGATTTTAACGTTGACTGCTCCGGTAGCCAGGGTGAGCGAGGCGTCGGGGCAGGCTACATTAAGTGTTTGCCCCGATCGGGTCAGACCCATGCCGGGAATGATGTCGCTTGGCCCCGGCATTTGGGTGAACGTGATTGCAGTAGTCCCCATGGTGCCGCCGGGATCAGCTGTGGACAACCACACCGTGTCGTGCATGGTGGTGCCTTGTTCGACTGAGATGATCATTCCAGGCACCTGATTCCAGTTGGTCATCGACGGGTCACGTGTCCAGGCAGCTGATTGCACCTGGTAAATACCGTTGGTGGCTTGGGAGGTCTGATCCTTGACCAGCACCTTGTTGCCGACAGAAAGCGCGATACCGTCTAGAGTCTGCGTACCGCTCAAGGTGATATTTGCACCAATCGTAGTGGCCAGCACGGTTGTGCTTGAAGTGGCGATATTAGCCACTGCGGTATCAACGTAGCTTTTGGTGGCGACGTCCTGCGGGTTTACGGGATTGGTAACCTGACTGATTGCCTGAGTTCCGGCAGGTGCGGCTGGTGTGCCGGTACCCATCTGCAGTGTCGCCAGCATCGGCACGGTGCCGTCTGACTTAATGAATTTCGCGCCATCGGCGAGTTTGCTGGTTTGAATCGCGGCTGCTGCTTGAACTTGAGCATCCGCGATTGTTCCCACTTGAATCTGGGTGGTGCCGCGAATTTGGGTGCTGGCCATATGGTTTAGGGTTGGGTGTAATCGATGGAGATACTGTCTCCAGACAGCGGAGCAGCGACAAACTGGAAGGTTTGGCTTCCTGTCTCCGAATAATCGGCGGGGTGTCGTTGCCGCATTCCGTTTAAGAAAACGGCAAGCAAGCCTGGGCTGTAGGCGCTGGCAGTGGTAAAGACTTGGTTTGTACCGTTGATAGCCCCGGTTGGAATTTCACCCCAGACAAATTTGACTGCTGACCCGGAAGTTCCCGGAGGCCCTTGCGGTCCTGCCGGTCCTTGTGGCCCAGGTGGCCCTTGTGGCCCTGCTGTGCCTTGTACTGGAAGGAAAAGCTGAACTGGATCGTTATTTTTAGGGCTGAATCCGTTGAGGGTGTCTAAGGTGACCGTGATATCAAACCAAATGTCTGGTCCATTATTGACCGGCGTACCGACAACCTTAAATTTGACACTTTGATTGGCAGCAGCGGCTTCGTACAGGAACAATGGTCTTGAATCAACAAGCTGCCTTAGACCAAAAACTCCTGCTCCGGTTTGATCAAAAGCATTGGCATAAATATGGGTGACAGAGGAAATAGTGGCGTTATTACCAGCAATTTCGCCGCTGCCAGGGTTAGCCGCTGCGGTCGCTGTCGACCATTTATAAGGTGCATCATCTGAAGAATGCCCAGGTGGGCCTATTGGTCCCGGTACTCCGGGAGCACCAGCTGGTCCTTGCGGCCCTTGTGGCCCTGGAGGTCCGATTCCCCCTGGCGGGGCTACTGCCCCTGGAAGGGTAGGCAATTTTTTCCAGCTCCAGGCTTGGCCTGTATCTCGATAGGGATAAGGAGCTGGATCGATATTGGGCGACAGAGTCCAGACTGAACCGTCTGAACAAGCTACCCAGACCGAATTGGGATCAGTCTGGCTGGGAGAGATGGCAACTGGATTATAAGTTACCCCGTTGAGTTGGGGGATCGGCGGCAGTTTTTCCCAAAGCCAATTTTGGCCTGTATCTTGAAAAGGGTAAGGAGATCCGACCGAATCGATATTGGGCGATAAGATCCAGACCGAACCATCTACGCAAGCCACCCAGAGCGAATTGGGATCGTTTTGTCTTGGGCAGATGGCAATCGGGCTGGGAGGCTCGCTCATTTTTTGATTCCGGATGTGGCCTGTCGCAGGCGGGCTTGAGCATCGATTTTGCGCCCGACAGCGCTTTTAGCGGGTAAGGGAATGCGTGCGCGCCGACGCTTCTGGGGGCGCATGTTTGGCTTTGGGCCGGGCGCTTCCGCGCCCCCGGTTAGAGGTCCGCCGGTTAGTGGTTTTGGCATTGGGAGCTCCTATTCCGTCATTGGAAACCGCGCCTCCGCGTGAAAGTGCGCGGTTGAGATGGGTGAGTTTTTTGGTTTGTTTGGACATTAAAGAAAGGAGGATCAATTACTGGTTTAAGGAATTTTTAGGCTTTTGTTGTTCTTCTTGTTCCCCTCCAGAACTAATCTTCTCCACACCCGCAGGCGTGGCCCCACCAGCTGTGCATCCACTCGCTGGTATTGCATTTGCCGCTAGAGTCACTGGTGATCTGGGCCAGGTTCATGTTGAAAGTGGGACCGGCTTCCTGAGAAGCATGGGTTTTTTCCGGCACAATTTGATTAGAGGCATGTGGTGTTGCGCCTCCGGTACGCATCAGGCTTTTTCGTCTGAGCAAGGGACTGTCACCGTTCATTTTTTGTATCTTTCCGCCTCCTCAACACTGGAGTCGATTGGACACCCTGGTAGCCAGGGAGGACATTTGGCCATCAGGTTTTTTATCAGAAAAAGCGGTGTTCGAATTGGAACTTCCATTACCAGTTCATCATGAACACGCAGTATTATTTTAAATCCGTATGCAGCCAAGCGGAGAGCAGCATCCCGCAAAACATCCCGAGCGATCGCGCTTACTACGTTTTCGGTCAGCATTCCGCCGTAGAGTTTCTGACGAACCATCTTCCCCTGTCGGCAGATGATGGCTGTAGCGCCGTGGTCCTCGCTAACCTTAACCTCACGGTAGCGCAGTGTGCGGCCACTGGGTAAGGGGATCTTGTAATCGTCGCCTTCTGCGTTTCGAATCCCCTGGTCCAGCATTTTCCAGAAGGCTATGATGCGTGGATTCTTAATTCGAAAATCTTGAACGATCATCCAAGCATTGGTCCATTCAGTCACAAGCTCAAGATCCCGTTTTTTCCATTTGGCGAGGGTCGCGGGGTCTTTTTCATATTTGGCAAAGTAATCAGCGAACGCGGCTTTTTGCTCCTCTGTGATGGGCCGCGAGAAGATTTCTTTAGCTTCCTTGCCCAGGTAGGCAGGCAGATAAGCCATGGAACAAAATTTGCGCCAGCCGGCCCCGTACCCAAGGGCAAGCACGCGTGCTTTGGCCAAGAGGTAATGACGCGGGTTTTCGAGTTTATAGTCGCCGCTTCCACGCCACCCCATCGAGGTCCGCGCGTGAGCCTCATACGGGCTCATGCCGCGCTCTATGAGCGTGAGTTGCGCTATGTCTTTCACCATATAAAGGAGTACCCTGGCTTCGATCTGTTTCAGATCGGCGATGACCAACTTGCTGCCGGTTGGAGCAATGATCGAATGGCGCAGCTGGATACCGCAGATTGGCTCGCGGCTGAAATTCTGCATATTGATTTTGCCGCTCCCGGAATCGCGTCCGGTGTGAGCACCGAAATATTTAAGCTCATAGGGCATACGCCCGTTGAGTGGCCGAAGCCGGTTGAGCATGCGGGTGATTTTAGCGCTAAGCATATTGGCGCGACGGTAATCGCGCATAGCGCCGACCCACGGATATTTATCGCCGTGAAGTTCCATCCAGGCATCGCATTCCTCACTGCTCATGGCGAGTGAGGCCGGTGGATTGAGTCCCTCAAACTCACAGGCCGCATCGAACGCTGGGCGCGACAATGGCGGCTTATCGGGAACCCAAGGAATGTGTAGCAGTGCTTCTTTTTTCTGAAGCTCTAAAATATCCAGCTGCTGGTGAAGTAGCCCCTTATCAAGGGCAATACCGTAAGCGCATGAACTGAGGGTAAGCAGTGAGAGCTGACGTTCAACCAGTGGCCATTTGTCGGCAAATTCAGCCCAGATTCGATAGGCCCAGTAAGCGTCCTGTTTGCCGTAGATAAAGAGGGCTTCTTTGTGCTTGGGCTTGAGATCGGCCCAGTGTTTGCCGCGCATTCCATTGCGGACATCCTTGGTTACTTCTGCTCCGAATAAAACTTTAGCAGCGCCGTCCAGGGCTCTGGGAACTCCCAGGTATGCGCAAAGATTGGCTGTGCAGTTCCATTCGGCGGGATGGACAAACTTGGGGATAACGCCCCGGTGTTGAAGGTGGTCAAATACCTGCGCGTCGAAATTCGCGTTATGGCTGACCACCAGTTGTCCATGGAGAAGTTCCCAATTGAATTCATGGGGGTGGCAGGCCAGGTCGATTCCATCACCGTTGTTTGCACTGACCAAATAGATTTCGGTTTCGGGATTGTCCAGGTATTCCCGAACCCCCATTTTTTTAATCGACACCTGGGGACTATAAAAGCTTTCAAAATCGATTGCGATATGGTCCCCAGGCATAGGGTTAAGATTTGCTGCTGCTGGCGATTTGAGGTGGAAGATTTTTCTCTATGAAAAACCAGATGTCCTCATCCTTTTCAGGTAACGGTGCCCAGCTGCCAATAGTGGCTTTTTCCCAGATGGCTTCGATTTCACCGGCATCAAACAGGTAGCCGTGATCAAAAGCAATGTGCAAAAGGCGGTAGACATCTTTTTGGCGGTCTTCTTTCACGCCTTTATAAGATCCCGCTACAAATTTGATCATGAAGGTAATTCAATAGGTTCTGGTTTTTCATCTGAATTACGATCAGGAACCGGCATGTTAGCCAGCGGAAGGAATTCCGCGGCTTGAGGGCTGATTCCAAAAATGAGCGTATCTTTGGCGCTCAAGATCAGGTCTTCAAGGACAAGCCCTGGAATATCGAGAAGCTGAGCCAAGCTGTTGCGGAAGCCAAGCACATCATCTTCGTGAGAGAGGGTGTTGACGCTGAAAGCCTGGCTGCGGTCATTTACATTGACACCGAAAGCCGCTGCAATCAGCCCTGAAACATTGTAGTGGCCGCCATTGTTCAGGACGAAAAACCGGTAGCAGTGTTTAATTTGGGAGCCGATTTTTTCATCCTGATGGATGTAATGGATGGCGGGGCGGCGTTTATCCAGCAGCATGGCGCGCAGGATCTGAATACAGGTGTCTTTATTGAATTTTGCCATTGGTGGAGAACCATTTGGGTTCATAGTAATTGGACTGGTGAAATAATTCCAATTGTCCAGGTAGTCCTGGAGTATCTTGGTGTGGTTCGTGAAGATGCTCTATCTCGCTGAAAAGTGAATTGACGACAGCGAGCTGAGTTGGGGGCAGATCGCGAGTCTGCCTCCAGATACTTTCGATCTGGTGAATCATGGCCTTGCCTTGCCTTGGGGGTTATTTAGTTAGGGGAGTACTTCTTTGGTGTATTTGATGAAGTCAGGAGAGTTAAAACCGTTGGAACTCGGTTTAAGGTTGTACCAGGAATTTTTGGCGTTCTGTTGTTTTTCAGAAACCAATTTCCAGTTACCTACTCGAAGTCCTTGCTCCTTTGCTTTCGGAGTGTCCAGGAAAGTGAAAAGCGGTTGGGCAGTCACTTTGTAGCCCGTAGGGCTGGTGGTGAAAATGGCTGCTGTGTAATGGGTGCCTTTAAAGTCGTAAAAGAAATTTTGTTCGACGACGTTAGGGTCCATTCCTTCTGGAGCTGGAAGGAACAATAAAAGATGAGCAATCGGCAGAGCCAGTTTTTCATCTCCTGCCAGTTGTCCTGAAGGCCATTCGGTCGCAAATCCCGCCACGTGCGCTTCCTTGGATGTGTTGAACATCTTCGGTAAGGTGGTTGAGTTCGGGTCGTAAGGACGCCGTTCCTGGTACTGTTTTTTCATTTTCAGCACCGTCGCAGTGATCACTTTGCCGTATGGCGCGATAACCAGCTCCTTATTCAGGATCAGGTTGCCAAAACCCATGCTCTCGCCAAGAGCACCGCTTTTCTGACCCAGGTTAAGCCGGGGGATTTTTTTATCCTGGCTGGTGATTTCGCCGGTTACATCGCCGTCGAATTGAATAAAGGTCGATACTTCCTCACCCTGGACGGGTTCGGATGGAACAATTTTTTTGCCTTGTTCCTCTGCGCTAAGATCGAGGTCTTCTAATGATTGAACTGCCATATACTCTATTTTTCTATTTTTACTTGTTATCTAAAGCCACGGGAGGCCGCGCCCTCATCTGATAAGTTGGGGGTTTGATTTCCATGGCGCTTTCGTCCTTTAACAGGTCCGAAAATTCTTCCTGGGAACGTTTCTTTTGGCCTTTGGGCGCTTTGTCCATCAGTGCCTGATCGAGTTTGCCGATCTGAATGTCGGCACAAGCCAAATATTCCGCCAGTTTCCATCCTTGTTTTTCCAACAGTTCCCACACTCGCACCGGTCGCGTGATTTGCCGCTGGCCAGAGATTTCGATCAGCCGGAAATTGCGAAAATCGTGTCCTTGGCGAGCCAGTTCGGTAACGTGGTGTTTGACCGAATCACACCATTTTTCCATGACTTTGGCGAACATTAAAACCCGATTCAGCGTTTCAATATCGGTGATTTCAGAAGGGTGAATCGGTTCGGGGATATGGAAAGAAGGTTCGTAAGCGGGAGCGATTGCGCTGGCAAAATCGCGAAGGGCAAGACAACCGGCTTTGTTGCCGCAGAAGCGGCATTGTTGCCATCCAGCATGATACTCTTTACCGGCTTTGGTTCGTGCATTGTGAATGATGGCCAGAATTTGGTTCTTCATTCGATCCACGTCCTCGTGTGAGAACGTGTGATAATCGGCGTAGTTCAGATGAGGCTGAATGATGTGACCCCTGATCCGCTCCAGCCAGGGAATAGCGTCGAACAGGCCGGTGATATAAAACTGGATCTGCAGATTTTTTTCAACTGGATCAACCGGATAAATGCCGGTTTTAAGATCCAACAGGTCAGCTTCTTTGAGCTGAGGCCAGAGTAAAATCCGGTCAATGTAACCCCACTGATCTTCCAGCAGATCAATTTTGATTTCCTTAAGTTCTCGGTAAGGAAGCGATACGTTGCCGTTTGACGAGGGCGACATAACCAATGGCTTTCTTGGCGCAGGCGATTTCGATTTCGGTTTGGCAATGGGACAGATCTCCTGTCTCAAATGCTTTATGGATCGCGGTCCCACGGCGAGCGGCTTGCTCACCGGCTTCTTCGGTATCGCCTTGGCACCAGCTGGGGCAAAGAGCGAAGTTTTTTAAGGTGGAGGGACTGTAGGGGGCGTGTTCGAGTTCGGGGTAGTCTTCTGGGTCCATGGAGTTTGATTAACCGTTGGACTCACCACTGGCGATGGATGCCGGTTGATCGCTGCCAGCATTTCGGTTTGAACCGCGAGTTCCAGCCGGTCGATGAATTTATCGCTTACACGGCTGAAAAGTCTGCCTTTTTCACTGGGGAAACGCTCGTTGATTAAGCGTAACGCGGTGAGGCGTACTTCCTTGCGATTCAGTAACCCCTTGCAACCAATGATCGGTGTGGCATTTTCTGTCAGTATTGGAGTCAACTTGTTTTCTGCGTTGATTTTGTTTATTCCTTGATCTTGAACCCCTGCTTCTACGGGCGGGGGTTCTTGATTTATATCGGCGGCGTTATCGGCATCAGGCACCACCTCCTTTAAATCTTCTTTTGGTGCATCGCTTCCAGCATCAGGAGCGCATCCGCTGTCTTCAAGGATACTATAATCGAAGGGAACAGATCCGACGCACGTGTCTTGAGGTGATTTTTCCACTGGTCTCCGTATGTCTTGCGGTTGCCTAGGGACATCGCTTTTTGCCATTTCTGCGGGGTCACGAATCGGACCCGAAGTCCAAGTGTGAGCAGCGTCCAATAAGGCCCTCCCGCTGCGTATCCGAACTGAAACATCCTCGCTCCGGTCGATTTTTCTTCGTCTCCTGTGTAACCGCCGACTGCTTCAATGATTGAATCGGTCGGGTTGATTGTTTTGATTAAGTCAACAAGTTCTCGTGGTACTTTAGGTAAGGGTAAGGCCTGAAAAATCCCCTTCGAGCTCCTCCAGGCTACTCCCCCGTTTTTTCCGGGGTCGAAGGCTGCTAGCACGTCCATTGTAAAGGCCGCGTCCTTCTTTGGTTTTCAAAAAATTGAGCCATCGGGTAAGTTCACTTTCTTTGATGATAACACGACGATCAGGGGTTATTTCACTACGCAATCTTGCTTCTCCAGGCAGTCGTCGGTAAAGATCTATCATACGTGTGGTCTTATTAAGCCGCCTGGCAACTTCCTGGCGCTCTAAATCCCGATCGATTTTATCCTCTTGGGTAGTGTCAATAATTACTCGGTCGGACTCAGTTCGAAGCCTGAAGTTAGTCTGGGGGATGATCAGTTTCATGCGTCCCTAAATTTCTACTCCAGTGGAAACAGCAAGTCAAGCTCTCGATGGCAGAATTTTAAAATATGGCCGGCGGTTTCGCCCTGGTATAGGAGAGCTGGAGATCGAGTTGATAGCCTTCCGGGATGGGTTTACCGAGGAGAGCGGGGGGCTGGGTAAGTGGCGGCATTTTATCCGGTGTGTCAGGGCTTTTTGGGGGAAGGATTCAAAGAAGCCTTTCGAATGGCACCCGTGGGCGGTACGGATGGCGCAGTGCGCCAGCATACATCGCTACCTGTCGTTAGCCGGTTGTGGCAGTTCTGGAAAAACAGATTTTTGTGCCTTATGGGGGATCATCAATTTTGTCTGCGCCCCGGCTGACACCTTGGTTCTGGTGACTAGCACGTCTCTTAAAGACAGCCGGCGGCGGATCTGGGGGGCAATCTGTGATTACTGGCGATCCGTAGACGGCCTCCCTGGCAAGCTCGTAGATTCGGCCGGCATCATTCGATTTGAATTCAACGGTAAGGTCTACTCGAGCGATCGATGTGGTATATCGTTGCTGGCCGGTGAGAAAAAAAAGGAGCGCGAAGCTGTGGGAAAGATCATCGGTATGAAGAACAAACGTGTCTTCCTCTTGGCTGATGAGCTTCCCGAACTTAGTGAGGCCCTGATTCAAGCTGCCGAGTCTAACCTTTCGCTTAACCCATACTTCCAGCTAATCGCTTCTGGCAACCCCAATTCACTTTATGATCCACATGGACTTCTCTCCGAACCTCTCGACGGATGGGGATCGATCACTGTCGAAGATGAGGAATGGCAGACTAAACGAGGATATTGCCTACACTTTGACGCTCTCAAAAGTCCTAACTGGATTGCTCAAAAAGACACTTGGCCAATTATCGGGGTCGCCCAAATACGTGAGGCACAAGAGAAAATGGATCAGAATGGCCTTGCCTTCTGGCGGATGTTCCGGGGGTTCTGGTGTCCGACAGGCGATGAGACGGCGATCTATTCAGAACCTGATATGGTCAAATTCAGGGCGAGTGAAACTGTTATTTGGGGAACGGAACCACCCACGATTGTGGCTGCACTTGATCCCGGCTTTACAAATGGTGGTGCCCGAAGCGCTCTTTGGATCGGGCATTACGGGCGTGATCGTGATGGGCGGATGGTTATTTATTACTCGGAACTTGTCATCCTGGAAGAGGATGTCACGAACAAAGAGGAACCACGGAATTTCCAGATCGCGCGGAAATTCAAGGAGTTTTGTGAAAAGCGCGGGGTCACCCCTGAGCATGCGGCTTTTGATGGTACAGGAGGCGGGATCACTTTCGCTGATATTGTACATCGCATTTGGCACCCGGATGTACTGGCTGTTTCCTTTAGTGGGCTGGCTACTGACATGCCCGTCAGCATGTTCAGTCAGGAACCGGCTAACGAGCGGTATGCTGACCGGGTCAGCGAGCTTTGGTATGTCGGTCAGGAATTCTTACGCAATTATCAGCTCAAAGGCGTCACCCCTGAGCTTGCTAAAGAGCTCACCGCTCGACATTACGTGACGGTTAAGCACTCCAGCGGCCTTCGCATTCGGGTGGAATCCAAGGCTGATATGGCTTCTCGGACACAGAAAAGTCCGGATGTGGCGGATGCGGCCATGATCCTGGTCGATTTATGCCGTAGCCGGTTGGGGGCAATTCCAGGGGGTGAAAAAGGCATTCGCGTGTTTCCGACGCGTTCTGAAAATAAAAATGAACCTCCTCCGCAAAGGGTTGTCATGCAGAAGATTAAGCGCTTTGCTAGAATTACGGCACCCAGGTTAAGGTATGGGAATGACCTTGCTAGTGGTCAATTCCGTTGATAAAGAAGGAGTTTAGGATGCTTTTAGTTCTCCCGTTTCACACGCAGGATGCAAAACTTGCATTAAACCTGGCAAAATACCTGGAATTGGTCGGTCCTTACAAGAGTCATGAGCTATTACTTGTGACTCCCAATCATTGCGAGGAGATGGCTAATAAGATTCTGCAGGCCGTTGGAGATCAATTTGCCAAAACGAGTATTCATTACTTGGTCAATCATAAAGATGGGTGGCCGGTGGGTCCGAACATGATGTTTTACTCGACCATGCTTCACATTTGGAACAATGTGGATTGCGAGTGCTGGTACTTTTTCGAGCCCGATAATACTCCGCTTAAACCCAACTGGCTCAATAGTTTATATGATGAGTATCGGCGGGTGCAACGACCGTTCTTAGGTTTTATTCACCCCACCCACTGGCGTAGAGCTAGCGGGGAGGTCTATGACGACGGTGTTCATATGACGGGAAGCTCGATTTATCCCAAGAATGCTCCCCGCTACTCGATTCTTTACAAAACGATTCCTTTTGCCCCGATTGCGTTTGATGTCTACTGGCAGTGGGACATTATCAAGCATGCCGCTTCGACCAGCCTGATCCATCATGAGTGGCGCAGCTGGAAGTACAAACTGAACAAGGAAACCGGGGAAATCCTGGGAGAGCGCACTCCGAATGGCACAGTTATTCCTGAAACGGTAAGGCCGCTATCTCCAACGGCAGTTGTTCATCATGGGTGTAAGGATGGGAGTCTCATGAAAATCATGCGTGAGCAATTGACTTCGCGAAAAGAGGCCCTTGAAGAGCCAGAGCTTGTTCAGGAGACCTTGCCGGTATGAATGCACTGACCGAGGACCAGCTGGCCAATCTTGATTATGAAGGTCATACACCAAAAGGGTCCCGGCTCAGCGATGTTTTTGCCGCCTGGGCGCTTTGGACGGCTGCTTGGCAGGCTGATCGCTCGAACGCTTATAACCGTGCTCGGGTTAATGAGATGCTGGACGGCTTTCCTCCGTACGATCAAGCGGAACTGGATAATCTAGGGCAATCCCAGCGGACCAACATGAACATGCTGGAGGGTGCCAGTATCATAGAAAGCGCCCTGGCTCCGTACAACGATCTTACCAGCTCCGTCGACTATATTGCGCAGGTCGAGACGCTCGAAGGCGATCCGCAGGTGCGGGTCGAGTGGAATCAGATAATGAGCGAAGAGTTCGATCGTCTCTTGCGAACCTGGCATCGATTTGAATTCAACAATCAGGCCCTGGCTCGTGAGTTTGTCGTTCATGGATTGGGAGTGGTTTATTTCGAGGATGACTGGGACTGGCGCTGGAAAGTCTGCGGCCTCGCGGATTTTATCCTCCCGCGCAACACGCCAGCCAATGAAGATGATGTCGATTATGCGATTGCTCGACGCCGTTATACGACGACGCAGCTTTATCAATTTATTAAAGACCCGGAGTTCGCTGAAAAGAATGGCTGGAACGTCGATGAGACCAAGAAGGCTATCTATTGGGCGACATCGAGCCGGAATTCAGCACCAACTGCTTGGGAATGGGAAGAGCTAGAGCGGGAGATGAAGCAGAACGACGTCTATTATGGACGCGTGAGGGCTAAGGAGATCTGGGTGTTGCACTTCTGGGTGAAGGAATTTGATGGGACAGTCAGCCATTTTATGACCCTGGAAAATGGGCTCAATCAGGATTTTCTTTTTAAACGGATCGGACGGTTCAAATCGATCAAGAACTGTCTTCATATCTTTACCTACGGAATCGGCAACGGGTATTACCATTCAATCCGAGGGCTGGGATATAAGATATTTCCCCAGATCCAGGTCAGTAATCAATTGCGGTGCGCGGTCGTGGATGCGACTTTTTTCAGTGCAGGGCCAGTTGTGCAACCTGAAGATTCGACCGCTGTCGATGAATTATCTTTCAGTTACATGGGACCCTTCACCCTGGTTCCGCCCAATATCCGGTTTGTCGATATCAAACATCAGAACATTGCTGATCAGATTTTGCCGATTGTTCGCGATCTTTCGATGCAGATAGAGGCTAATACCGGTACTTACCAGCCGCGTACCGGTCAGGATCAGGTTAAAGGGCAGAAAGAGAAAACTCGGTTTCAGGTTCAGGCAGAGCTCCAAAAAGAGTCTGCTCTTTCGACCAGCGCCATGAACCTATTCTATATACCGTGGGACCGGGTTTTGGCTGAAACGTTCCGGCGTGTTACTTCTCCGGAACTTACGCAGCTAGACCCTGGTGGGCAGGAAGCGTTTCAATTCCGGGTGCGGTGCCTGAATCGCGGGGTACCGATGAAAGCCTTGCAGAATATCAAGCGGGTGCGTGCTGTGCGCGCCATGGGTTATGGGAGTGCAAGTGCGCGGCTTCTTGCCCTGGATCAGATCGCCAATGTCGCACCACAGTTTGATGAAATCGGGCGGCGTAACGCTATCCGGGATCGGGTAGCGGCGTATGTCGGGTATGCGCAGGCTGATCGTTATGTCCCGGCTGCTCCAGAAGCTGGGCGACAGCCACAAGATCAGAAAGACGCAGAAATTGAAAATGCCGTGATGATGCTTGGACAAGCGATGCCAGTTAACGCAAAAGATCTGCCGCGTGTCCATATTACTGTTCATTTTACAGCAATGCACCAGCTCATTGCTGGAATTAAGGCAGGGCAGGTTCAAGCGATGCGAGGAAGTGGGCAGCTCCACACGATTCTTGATCACACCACCCAGCATGTGCAGCAGATGGTGGGAGATCCCACACGATTTCAGGAGGTAAGATTCATTAATAAAGGGCTCAACCTGGTCCAAGGATTTTTGGCTCAGCTTGATCACAATATTCAGGAGGCTCAGGCAGCAGCAGCACGTGAAGGCGAACAAGCAGCTCAAGCGCAGGCGGTCCTCGCCCAACGCGCGCAAATCGGTCAGTTACCAGGTGGACAAGTTAATGCGGCGGCACCGGGGGCCGCCCCTGCCAGAGCTGGTGGCGGCGCAGCCGGACCCACGGGTGGAGCGGGTGTACCTACAACTTCAGCTGCGTCTTACGCAGCTCACCAAGCTGCTGCACAAGGTCAGCCGCCACTTGATCCGAAACTTATTGCTCAGATCCAGGCGCATCAGGTCAAGATGTCGACAATGCAACAAGAAGCCGATCTCAAGAACAAAATCCTTGCCGATCAAGGCCGCCAGAAGATTGCATTCGAGGATGCACGTATGGCCCGGCGTATCGCGCGCGAAGCGCAACTGATGGGTATGCAAAGTCAAAAAGGAATGATGGGCCCGGGACCTGAGGCGGCTGAAGGGGGAGAAATTAACCCGACTGACTGATGCTTCATGAGGAGTGGCAGGCGCTAGGGCTGACTGAGCAATGGCGCTCAGTGGTTAACTCGCTGATTTTTAAACAGGCGTGTGGTGTGGTTTTGGAACGGCTTTATGAGTTCAGAACTAATGGCACCCTGGAAACCAATGCGCTTCAGAACCAATTTAAAGAAGGGACTTATTCAGCAATAGCGACCTTGAGAGCTTTGGCTGATCCTCCAAAAGCTAGGCAGCCGATGCCGAAACCTTGGGAATTTGCTTCCCGTGTTGAAGAAGAAAAAATCCTTCCAGAAGGACCCAGACCACGAGGAGATTTAAAACGTGAGTGAAACAGCGGCACCCCCCACACCACCCCCGGCAAAGTTTGAGGATTTCATGAGTGACCAGATCGGCGCGTCACTCAAAGAAAATCCAAAGATACCATCTTTAAATAAACAGGCACCTCCTCCTTCTGAAGAATCACCTGATCAGCCAGCTAAACCTGTTATTCCTGAGACGACACCCGAACAGGCGGCGAAAGCGTTACTACCGGATTTTTCAAAACTCGCGTTTGGCCAGCAGGTTGAAAAAGTTGTTGAAAAGGGGCAGGAACAACCGGCGCAGGCTCCAGTAAAAGCTCTGGAGCACGAGGATTTTCCCGAAGAGCTTCCTGGCGCGGCAACTCCGCAGGCTAAAGATACCTGGGGGCGTTTGCGAACTTCTAACCAGGCGCTTTCCAAACAGAACGCTGAATTGATCAATCGGATTAAGGACGCTGAAGCGCGGTTAAAAGAGTTTGACGGCAAAACCCCGATGGCCACCGATGAGTTTGAGAAGCTTACCGGCGAACGGGACAATCTTTCCAAAGAGCTGCGCCTGGTAAAACTGGAAAAGACTCCGGAGTATCAGCGCGCGGTACAAGCTCCGATGGAGGCGATTGAGGGTGAGCTCAAACGGCTCTCGAATAAATACAATATTGGTGCCGGCCGAATCCGGGAAGCATTGATTGAGTCTGATCGGGATAAACAGGGGGATCTGTTGAGCAGAGTTACTGAGACTTTCAACGATCGGGACAAAATCAATTTGTTCAAGCTCTCCGATGACGCTCGGGAAATCATTCGGCGAAAAAGTGTTCTGCAGGCCGATGTTAAACAAGCCCTGGATTATATCGAATCCAAGCGCGTAGCGGAAGTTGAGCGTACCAAGGTTGAAAGCGCCAACGAATGGAATGGCGCGCAAAAGAAAGCGTGGAAAATGCTTGGTGACGAGGTTTACCTTGCGCGTCCCATTGAAGGCAATGATCAATGGAACAATGATTTAGAGGCAACCAAGGAGCTTGTTGCCCGAACTGATTTAGCAACCCTGGCTCCAACTGATCGCGCCAGGATTCTGGTTCAGGCGGCGTTATTGCCGCGTGCGCTTGTAACAATCCATCAGCTTTGGAACATGTATCAGGATGCTGCCAAGGGGTTGCAGCGTTATCAGGGAGTTACTCCTGGTGCTGGTGGCGGTCGCGCCACTGGTGGTGAGGGCAATGGCCAAGTTGCTCCTGGCAGTCCGACAGCCGATGACGGGATGAGTTTTATCGATGCTATTGAGTCGAAAATTAGAAATCCTTCTCGACGGTAATTCACTTGCTAATTGCTAGTCACATCGCGTACCTGTAGCGGATTATGGCAAAGAAGAAATCACCGGCAAAGATGGCAGCAAAAGCAGCTGAGAAGATTAAAAAGGAAGCAGTAGAAGAGAAGAAAGAGAAGAAGAAATAGCTTCTTGCCATCCCTCCCCTAGAGCGATAGATATTCTCTCACGGTCGCCCCCGGTTAAGCGGTTGTACATCTCACTCAAAATCGGAGTGTAAAGGTACCATCCTCCTGGTCCGAGAAACGGCTGAATTCTCTGAGCTTCAGTCTTCAGGATCATTTTCCCTCGGAAGGAGGGTACTCGTATCTCTTACACCATTGAGCAGCAGCTCATTACGGAGTCTGGCCGTATCGGGCCCGACATTTACCGGCGCACACTCAACATGTCGCCGTGGCTCAAACTCATGAAACAAGAAGAGTTTCCTGAGGAGATGGGCCAGATTATTTCAGTACTGACCTATGAACGTTCACTGCCAACCTATCCTCTGGTCTGGCAGAACATCGGTCAATCACCGGCACCTCCAGGCCCCGGCGTAGTTGGTGGCACCTGTTTGCCGCCTGTGACTGAAGTCGACTATGCGCAAACCTTGCTCCAGTACCAGCTGCAGCATACGGCTCTTCAGAGTCCGCCGCTTTGCGTTAATGACCTTCGAGTCACCTTCCAGCGCAAAGAGCAGCTGACCAACATGATGTATGTGCTGACTGAGAACAGCGCATACGCCTGGATTAACCGCTACCGGGATGAATACACGCGGCTCGCGTTGCATCAGATCATTGCCGCTTCCGGCTTTCCTGATGGCGCAGGTGCCGGGTTCCCGGCGACCGTGCCCACGGCAACACTTACGCAAGGTATTTTGCGCAAGTTTTACATGAAGCTCAATCGTGACGGCGGTTCGCTTAACCCGCTGGATCGAGAGAACGGCCGGCCGGTTTACGGGCTGATCACCGATGCGGAAACCAGTGAGAACCTGATCAAGTCGAATGCAAATATCCGCGAGGATTACAGGTTCAGTTCTCGGTCAAACGAGCTCCTGGCTCCGCTGGGTGTTGAGCGCTCTTATGGCGGATTTTTCCATATTGTCGACGATTTGCCGGCGAGGTGGAATTTTACCGCTGGTGCCTGGGTACGGCAGTATCCCTATGCCAATGCCCCGGCCACTCAGGGACAGAAAGCACAGATCGACCCCAATTACGAGAATGCGCTCTATACTGACTCGGTCATCTTTCACAACGATGTGATGATAAGCCTGGTACCAGCCCCGATTACCTCTCCTGGGGGTAACACCCGGTTTGATCCGGTCAGTTACCGGGGTGAATTCAAATGGTTGAATATCCCACATCAGACTGACAATCCGGACGGCACCATCGGCTTTTTCCGTGCCATTTTAGCGCAAGGCTCCAAGCCAGTCATTCCGGCATTCGGTTATGTGATCCGACACCTGCGTTGCGACACGTTCCTGGATATGTCGGCTTGCCCAACTAGTTAACAAAATGTTGCGTGTTTCCACGTGGAACACGCAACGTGTTTTCATCCTTATGCCGATAGAATTTGCTTTACCGGAGGGGTTTCAGGTCCCCGACCAAACCGAACCCGGACAATCCTTTGATGCTGTAGCGACAATCTCTGTAGGCGAGGATGGCAAAGCGCAGCTCTTGGCGCTCGATGGCCTGCCTGTCGAAGGAGGAGAAGAAGAAACTGCAGAGCGACGGGCGGGTCAGCCGCCAGCACCCGGAGGAGCGGCGGCTACGGCTGGCCAGGCACCGGCACCGGCTGACAATCGATCATTTTTACAAGCGATGGGGGCGACATGAAGATTTTTAAACCTCTTGGAGGGCCAACAGTGCCTGGAATTAAGTTCAAACGAGACGCTCTGCGGCGTCCTCCTAAAATAAAAAGGCTACGACAATGAGCAACGGTGATGGTGGTGATGGCGGCATTCAATTGGGCCAAGACGGGGCTGGCGATACCAGTCCGATGGGAATGCCTGGCGGTGGCGGTGGGCCGGATTATCCGGGTCTTTCAATGTCAAGCGATCATCCGGATATGGAGGGTGCGCCTGAAGAAGGAAGCGCCACGATTCATTTCCACAAACATTCGCACACCAAGGAGCGGCATCCGACTAAGGCTGGCTCGCATCGGCACCATGTCCACCTCAAAGTTCACTCGATCAAATTTAATAAGTCCAAAAAGAAATCGGTTTCCAAAGGTGATATCGCTGAAGCACTGGGTGCTGCCGGTGGCGGTCCAGAAGGCGGACCTCCGCCAGATGTTGGAGACGGTGGCGGCATGCCTCCGGGATAATGGATGAATCAATTCTTACTCCTCCTGAATTTGGAACATCAACTCGATTGCTTGATGACCTGCGAACGCTGATTAACGACCCCAAATATGATCATTTATCGGTGAGTGAACTGCTGGGTGTGCTCGATATGGTTCACGGCGAGTACCTCAAAAAATGGTTGGAATCTTAAAATGGCATTACTTGATTTAGGTTGCGCGTGTACTCCTGATTGTCCTCCGGTTGGCGGCACTCAAGGCCCCCCTGGTCCGATGGGACCGCAGGGTCCGCAAGGATTTCAAGGTGTGGACGGCGAAAACGCTTTCGGAATTACGGAAGCCGGCTTCACGATGCCCGATGTCGGGGCCAATGTGAATGTCCAAGTCGACCCGGCTGACTGGGCGACTCAAGGACAAACCGTTTATATCGGCGGGGTCAGCGGAGAAGTTGGATATTTCAAGGTTGCCGTCACTTCCACCTTGAGCACGATGGTGCTCACCAATCTTGGTTACCCAGGCAATTTAGATCCCGGTTCCAATATTGGAAGCGGCCAGCAGGTTACCCCGGCTGGGTTGCAAGGGCCGCAAGGACCGCCCTGGAAATTGACCAGCCCCTTAGGCGTCAATCTTGGCGGGACTGGGCAGGCGACTGTACCGGCAGCATTTACTGCGCTTTCCCCTCTGACCGGCAAAGGGCAACTGATTGGTTCTGACGGGCAGCAGAATATTGCTGTAATCGCCAATGCCGATAACCAGGTGCCGATTTCTGATGCAACGGCAACCGCTGGATTTCGTTGGCTGGATACAAGTCTTCTAAAGGTTTCCATTAATGAAATCTCTCCGCTGACCACCAAGGGTGACACCATGGTTTATGACGGGGTGATAAATCGCCGGCTTCCTGTAGGCCCCCTGGCTGGGATGGTATTGACGGTTTCCCCTGGAGCTGAAGCTGGAATCGATTGGATGAGCCCGGTGGGGTTCGCTTTTACCCGGCTTTCAACTGCTCGAACTCCGGTCGTTTTAAGCGGGATTGAACAGATGGTGGCGGTTTATACGCCCAATATCGCTTCCCCGGTTTCAGTGGTTTTGGCCGATGCAAGTCATTGGACCAATAACATGTTGCTTATCAAGGATGAGGGCGGCCTAGCTGATCAATATCCGATCACTATTACCACCAGTGATGGGACCACCATCCAGGGGCAGAACTCCTGGACGATCGACATCCCTTTCGGACACGTTTTCATCTATTCCAACACCAGAGAGTTTTACACGATCTAGCGCCATGGCCAATAACGGTTGGACTCCATTAGGTAAAAAGGTTGATCTCTCCCGCGAGGTACAGGGCACTCTGGCGATCACGTCACTCCCTGAAACCATTCAGGAAGATGTTACTGATGGGTACAGCTTAGGCACCAGCGCCGATGGGGTAAGTGTGCTGGAAGGTAAAGACACCAGCAATCAGCTGGCTTTTTATCGGTTGCAAGGCGGTGCAGGAACCACTGTTCAGCAGAAGGGAAATGCGCTCATTATTACTTCCACGGTCCTGGCCGGCAACACGCCTGGGGTGATGCTGACCACGACTTACGACACCAATAGTGACGGGATCATTGATCACGCGGCTTTGGCTGATTCGGTTCCCTGGACTGGGATCAGTGGAAAACCGGCCACTTTTCCGCCCTCGGTGCATACGCATGCAGAGAGCGATATTACCAATCTGACCACTGATCTTGCCGGCAAAGTGCCGACAACTCGTTTGGTCACAACCTCCTTTTCGTTGCAGGGCGGGGGCGCGTTAAGCGCCGATCTCACGTTGTCTTTGATTGGGGACAAGGCCAATGTCGGCCCCAATCAGCGTTATGGAACCGATGCAACCGGCAATCTCGGCTGGTACGCGGCAAGTGTCGGCGCGGGTGACATGTCCCAATCGGTCTACGATAAAAATGCCAATGGCATAGTGGATATGGCTGAAGCGGTGGTAACCGGTGGAGTTTTGACTGCCATGCTGGGCAATGGTGCGGTCACGGGAGTTAAGATTGCCTCTAGCACGATTCCAGGAAGTGCGTTTACGGCAACGGCGGTTAGCGATAGCCTGGGGTATAAGCCATTGAATAAGGCCGGGGATGTGGCCAGTGGCGGAATCACGGTCAATATGCCGCAGGGTTCAAGTGGCGCGAATCTCTGGCAGAAAGCGCATTTTCTGGCTCAGACTGATGGTTCGGGTTCCGGATCACCAGTAATAGCTTTTGCCTTAACCAACCAGGGGGCAAGTTCCGGAGCGGCGGCTTTATGGTTTGGAGGAGCGCATGGGGATATTCAGCTTGAATACGGCGACGGCACAACCGCATATCTTTTGAGCTCGATTTCGCTGGTTTCAGGAAGCCAGATCAATGCGGGGTCGATTCCTGGTAGTGCCCTGGCCACTGGTGCTGCCCAAACCAATTTAGGATATGTTCCAGTCAATGGCTCTGGTGGTGGAACTTACGCTCCATCGAGCCCTGTTGGTTTGCAGACCGCTCAAGGGTTGGGAGCGGCAAGCTGGAGCGTAGCGCCTTTAATAATTTCAGCTCCAGGAGGTGGTGGTTCACGACCGCAGATCGGTTTTTATTATCCGGGGGAAGCGGTCAGTTTGTATTTCGAACCGGCCGACTGGACGATGCGTTATATCGATTCGGGCGGCAACGTGCGGGTGCTTCTGGATAGCCAGCATGGAGTTTCAGGTGGCCAGCTGCAGGGAGGTGCGGCAGTAGCCAATATTGGGTATCAGCCGGTCAATAAGGGCGGGGACACGATGAGTGGCGGTCTTAGGATTACCAGTGATTATGGTTCGACTGGAGGACAACTTCATATCCAGGCAACCGGTGGAAGCCAGGTGGCTGGAATCACACTTGTTTCCCGGGGCGGCTATTCGTTTTCGTTTTGGGCTGAAGATAATGGTCACGTTTATCTCATTTGCAATAACGACGGGCGCACCGTGCAACTTATATGAATCATGGCTGATGTTGATGAAGAGGCTAAACGACAGATACCGGATCAGCAGGTCTCTTTTCAGGGAGGTGTTGACTCAGGGCATCAGCCGCGTCTTCTCAACCCCGATCGGGTAGTCAGGAGTGTCAACTGTTCTTATCGCGGCGGGATATTGTCCAATCGGCCAGGGTTTAAGAAATGGGTTTTGCGCTACAGCGATTCATCAATTCAAAACACCTTTGAACAAGGCTTTTTTCAGGGAGCCGGGTATTTTCAGGACAATATTTATTACAAACCTTCGATTGTAGTTGCTACCGGGGGCAATCTTTACCAGCTGCAGCTGCAAAGTGGTTACGCCAATGTCAGCCAACTTCCCGGTGTCAGCCGCAATCCTTATGTGGACAGGGTTTATTTCTGTGAAGCTGACAAGTACATGGTGATCCAGGACGGGCTTAATACTCCCATTTCTTTTGATGGAGCCACGTCCAAGTATTGCACTACGGTACCGGTGGGAACTATCATGGCTTACGGCCAGGGACGCTTGTTTGTTAAAGTCAATCCTCGCGCGGTCAGGGCCGGCGACTTGATCGGGTCCAATGATACTGCGCCCCTCTCTTTTACCGAAACCAATTACCTGGCCGAAGGCGGTGATTTCGGGCCTCCATCGTTTGTTGGTGACATCTCAGCCCTGGTATTTTATCCGCAGCAGGATACGGCCACGGGGCAAGGGCCACTTTTTATTTTCGGCCCCGGAGGATCGACTACGGTAAAAGTGCAGCTTGAGCGTACCACCTGGCAAGCTACGGGAGAGTTTCAGGTTGTTGGTTTAGTTAATAATGGTGCCTTGGGTGATCTATCTTGTGCCACCATGAACGGCGATCTTTGGTATCGGGCTTATGACGGCTGGCGAGCATATAAATCAGCTCGTGGTCAAATTAATCAGTGGGCGCAGACTTCGCTTTCCAGTGAAATGATTCATCGGATCAGGGATGAGTCCAAGTCGCTGCTGCCATGGGGTAGCTCGATTATTTATGATAACCGATTGTTAATGACCATCATGCCGCAAAAAGGTCCCAATGGTGTTTATCATTTAGGGATGATGACCCTGGATTTTCACCCTATTTCATCGGTGGCGATCACTCCTAATGCTTATCTGAATATTTACATGCAGGCTTACCCTGCTTGGAACGATATGTGGACTGGGATCAATCCTTATCAGTTGCTGCAGGGCTCGATCATGGGGGTGGATAAAGCGTTCGCCTTGGTCAATGAGAATAACCGGATTCAACTGTACGAGATCACTATTGATGATCCATTTGATAATTTTGGGAGCGTAGACCAGCCGATCAGTGCAAGTGTGGAAACGCGCGCCTTCACTTTTCAGAATGACCGGGAAGAAAAGAAGCTTTACGGGGGCGATCTCTGGTTCAGCCATTTAAAAGGCGACACCCAGATCAATGCTTTCTTCCGGCCCGATGAATATCCCAATTGGTATCCGTGGCACCAGGGGGTTTTAAGAAGCAAGTACCGGCAGGAGACGGGCGAGGAAATTGGCTTTCCCTTTACTTATTATCACGGGACTTTTGATCCCAAGTTTCAGTTGCCCACCCCGCCGGAATTTGATGATCCTTCCACCGGGCGAAAAGCCAACCGGGGTTTCAGTTTTCAGATGCGCCTGGATATTACCGGTTCCTGGGCGATTAACCGCATTCGGATGCGCGCCATGCGAATGATTGAGCATGACAAGTTTAAAAATAAAGTTGGCACATGAGCGGTTATCCATCTTTTACTCCAGTTAACGAGCTGATCTACAAGGTTGGATCGTTTAGTCATATTGTGCCGTCGTTTTTGCCGGATACCGCCATGATCCGCCCTTTTGGCGAGTACGGGACGGCTACTTATGAGGTGCATACTAACATTAATGGCGGCTACGGGCTTAATGTTAATAGTCAGCTAGGTGATAATAGAACTGATATAGGCACCGACATTAAATACCTGGTGACGCAAGAACTGAAATTGCTTCCTAGGGTGAGAAAAGTGGTTATCGCCATTCATTGGTACACCTCGGCGGATGATAATAATGTGGCGGTCAACAATATTGTGCCGGCCATCGGGCCGGAAGTGCAGGCTTGGAACTGGAAAGAAGCGCCTCCAGCCGAATACATCGCTTACCCCTGGACCCGCGCCAATGCTTATCATTTAAAGCCTACCCACCAGTTGTGGCCGACTTCGGACGACAATGCCTTACTTGACGGGATCAAATATTTGCAGGCTCAAGGGTATGAAGTGGGGCTTTGCCCGATGGCCACTCTGATGAGCAGCCAATATTATTTCCCTGACGGTGGCGAGTGGGAAGTGGATCGAATTAACAAAACCTGGATAGTAGCCGATCAGGCCAAATTTACTAATTATCTTGCTGCCTATAAAAGCTTTTACACGCACTACATCGATTTAATGGCCCAGAACAATATCCGCCCCTGGATCATGTACCTGGGGTACGCGATGCGGGACATCACCGGCTGCGGGGTTCCGCAATTCATGGTGCAATTTATTAAGGTAATCCATGATTTGGCCGAATATTGTAAGGTTAAACTTCCCAATACCCTGGCCACTTACGCAGCCGATCTGGACGAATATTATTACCCCTATTTAGTGGGAAGTAATTATAACAATTTAGCTCCGCTTTGGACCTGTTCAGCCATCGACCTGGTCGGGATAAACTGGTTTGCCCCGCTGGTTATCAATGACACGGAGGATCTTCTTGCCCTGCAACAGGGGGTATTCCAGGGAGAGGGGTACAGTTTTAACCTGACGAATTTCAGCTGGCGTTCAGGGCTTAGTGACCGGCTGATTTCCAACACTACCCGCAACTTTAAGACTGGACTTGCGCAAAGCCCGGTCAATCCAAGGGTTAACGGAGTAAAAGATATCCAGGAATGGCTTACTTTTTACCATTATTACCCGGCGATTTCAGGAGTCCTGGCCGGTTGTTCACCCCTGGCCAGTATTTCTCCGGAAGATCCCCGCCTTTGCTCGCATATCTATGGGACTGGCACCGTCCAGACCAAGATTGACGCCCTGACTCCTGAGCAGGGCGGTCTGGCTCCGCCGATCAATGACCTGGAAGATACTTGGGTTCTGGTTCAGATGCATTCCTACATGTCGTTAACCTTTCCTGATCGAATTTACGATCCTTCAATTTTTAAATTTGAATTCATTTTTGAGCTTGACCCGGTGCTGACCGATTTAAGCGGCAATTATCGGCTCACTGACAGTTCTTACGGGCTAAAAATCGACTCGATCAACGGCACCATCACCCTTTGGTTGCCTAAAATAACCGGGGCTTATCTGCAGGTGCCGCTTTTCTACGCAGCTAAAGGCGATATTGCCCTGGAGTACACCTCGACCAGTGTAAAAATCTCGGTTGACGGTGCTTATGATACGACGGTGACCACCGACGCTTCGACAGCGTTTAAACTGCCTTATGAGGGCGACAGCATGTGGATGGGCAACCCGCAAAAACCGGCTGATGGCAAAGTGCCGGCCGGCTACGGGGTGTGGCAGGGCAAGATTAAATATCTTTCGATTGTTATAGGGGAAGCCGAAGATGACCAGGCCGGGGGCCGATTTTATTTTGACGACACCTATTGTGGGATTCGTACCGCCTGGACCCCGAGTTTAAAGCCTTGGCTGGCGACCTCTTTCGGTTATTCGTCAGTCAGAGGGAGCGCAGTCGATCCGCAAACCAGGGTGCAGGTGATATTATCGCCTAATCCGACGCGGGTGCCCAATTGGTACGAGGAATATGAGCAGGTAAAGGACAAACTTTTTTACGGCAATTGGAAAGTCTGGGATATCCAGGGGCCTTACGGCAGCGATTTTGCCATTGACGACATTTACCAGGCAACTGTCATGTACGCGGCCGCCCTGGCGTTGATTGAGGCCGGGGCTCAGCATCAGGTAGCCTGGTTTTTTGATACGCGCAGCCCTCAAGCTTATCTCGCGTTGAATACGCCTGGGACCGTGCAGATTTTTAATGACGGGCTTAACGCGTCGATTAACTCGATGCTTAACGGTAAAGCGCCGGTGCGGGACGGGGGCAGCACTTTAGTATTTGGGCCGGCTGAAACAGTTTCAGAAGACCTGGGTCTTTCCATTGTGCCGGGACCGTTGCCTTACGAAAAAATCATCGTGGTTGAAGAGGGGGTGCCACAGGCATGAGCGAGAATTTTTCACTTCCCGTAAAAATTACGGTTGCCTCAGTTCCGGAGAGTTACCAGCCGCCCACCGACATGCAGGGTTTATTGGAAGCTGTTCCCCAGTTCACTACTTACGAGATGAACGACAGCGGGGCCAACGTCAATATCAGCTCTGATGGCGCAGGCGCTGACGGCAATGGGATTTTTGTCTGGATGCTTAACGCCTACAAGCTTCCCCCACGGATTCTGACTGGGTACCGGAACGATTGGTGGACGGTGTACAATGGGGTTCCCGGCGAGATCCGAATGCTGATTGCCGATTGGGGCTCTTATTTTGATGCCAGCGGGCGCGGGCGTCACTGGGGGCTGTGGGAAGGCTGGGCCTTGTGCAACGGGCAGAATGGTACGCCGAACCTGGCTAATCAATTTATTATTCCCGGTTACCGGTGGGATGGCGGCGGATGGGTAACTGATGTTTATACCTATTCTAAGTACAATTCACAAGCCGCTTCTACATCCTGGTGGGATCAGGTTAACATGGATTCTTATGGAATCAGCGATGCTCCCAGCAACCGGAGTTTTAATATCACTCTGGTTAATTTCGGCAATTTTGGAGGTGAGCCCGGTGCAGCCACTCTGGAGATTAATTATAATAACCAGTTTACTTCCATAAATTATAGCGGTGCATCGTGGACGGTGGTCGATTCAGGGCGTGGCAATACCAAATTTAATTATGCCTATTGGACTTATCCGCTCGATCAGTCCCCTTACATGGTTAATTCGCCCGTCAGCCGGATACCGCCTTATATCGCTGTGGGTTATGCCCAATTTGTAGGATACCCTTAAAATGTCGATCCCAATCAGAGCGCAGCCGTTACAGTTTCCCAGTGTGCAATCGGCACCCTCAACTTTCCAGGGTGTGGTCGAGGCGGTTGCCCAGTACACGCTTTATCAGTTTGATCCCGATTACATTCTGGTGGTCAAAGGGCCGAACACTCCGCAAAGCCAGGATCAGAACAAGCTCTGGTTAAAAACTGACCAGGTGGGCCGGCCGCTGGGGCTTTATGTCATGTACAACGGCACCTGGCGGCAGACGGCAACCGGCAATCCCGGCCAGATCGCCATGTTTGCCGGTGCCTGGACGACTTATTTCGATGCGACAGGGCTAGGCTATTCAGGGTTGCCTTGGGACGGCTGGGCGATTGCCAACGGGAACAACGGAACCATGAACCTGACCAACAAATTCCTGGTTCCAGGGTACCGGTGCGACGGCTGGGGATTGTGGGTGACCAATGTCGATGGCTATGACGCTTATTCTGGGGGCCGGTCCAGTTTTCAGATTTCTTACTATAACCTGCCCTATATGACGGTTACTCTTAATGCCCATGACGGGTTCGCTCCCGGCGGGGGCGCGTTTGGAGCCACTAATTACGGGGCTAATCCGCAAGGAGGGCTGGTTGGCTCTTGGCCCTACATGATCAACAATACCGGGTCGCAGCTGCCCATCAGTTTGATTCCGCCCTTTCTCGCCTTGGGTTTCGTCCAATTTATAGGTTTTACATCATGAGCCGGATAACTGTTGCTGAAGCTAAAAATATCTTGTGCCGAGTGGTGGATAACGGGGTGCCGCCTGATGACCCGCGCGTGGTGGCTCGGATCAACGAGGCCACTGAGCGGCTGATGGTCGGCGGTCATTTTGTCGGGATGACTCAGGAGATTACCATCTGCACTCAAGCCCAATGTTTCAGCCTGCCCCGGCAGATTGAAAGCGCTCAGGAAATTTTTATTCTCGACCAGGCCCTTGATACGCAGACCGGCTGGTACACGATTGAAAACCCATCCACCTATGTTGATCCGGAACTTCTTAACGATGTTGTCCTTGTCGACCGGGGCGAATACCCAACCCTCTTCGATATTTGTACCCCTGGTAAACTTATCATTTATTCCGATTTTACAGAGCCTGTCGGTCAATCAATTCGCGTCTTTGGCCTCGACCCCACTGGCAACGAGATCTATACCGCCCAGAACGGTGTATACGCCCCCGGAGAAATAATCGAGTTTTCTACGGCCGGAACAGTTTCAGTCCACACTTACTCCAAGATCACCAACATGCAGAAGGCCCAGACTCAAGGGCCGATCCGCGTGTACCAGGTTGACCCTGCCAATGCTCAGAACCATGTCATGCTGGCGATCCTGGACCCAACAGAAATCGTGCCCAGTTACCGACGTTATTTCTGCGCAGATATTCCTAAAGTGGCTGCCTCTGATCCGCCGGTTCGAATCCGGATCACCGGAAAAAGGCGGTTTTTGCCGGTCTATAATGATACCGATTTCTTGATCCTGCCCAATACCGGTGCGCTTCGGCTGGAGATCTTGGCCATTGACCGGGAAGACGGGAACGATTTCCAGGGCAGTGCCGAGTTTCATAAACGGGCCATGGACCTGTTGCAGGCTGAAGCCAAAACCTATCAGCAGGACCCGACTCGGAGCAGTTACCGTAAAGCGCAGTGTCTGGAGGACGAGAAAAGTTTTGATCACGGGCAGCTTGGATATGTGCGCGCGCGCCTGGCCTTGGAAAACCAGCAGTTTTTACGCATCGGACTGCGCGCGATTACCCGCGCCATCAACACCGCTCAGGAACGACTGGTTTCCCAAGGCTACTGGAAAGACACGGTTGTTTATCTCACCTTGAAAATTTTGGGCAAAGGTTATGTGGTACTGCCGCCCAATGTCGAATCGGTCACGGTGCTCCTTTTCAAGGGGATTCCCCTGACCATGCGCAACCGCTGGTTTGAAAGCCACGAGGGATCAATCGGCAAAAAAAGCGAGTATTCAACCCCGCCGATTTCAGCCATCGATCGCGGCACGGGGCCGACTTTTTTCGAACTTTGGCAACCTACTAATATTACCTGCGGCTCTACAGCCACTGGTGAAGCGGATGGGAGCGGAGTGACAATTTATGGAATGGATCACGAGAATAACCAGGTGGGTGGCGGAACAGGTGAGTTTGTTCCGGTAAACGGAGTTTCCAAAACTCTGTTTTCCAATATCACCCGGATCAAGAAAACGATCACTCAAGGCTCAATTATTCTGTGGGCTTACGGCCAGACTCTGGCTTCGATCCCACCGATCATTACTTACCCGGAGTTCAGGCGTTACTTCATACCGGGGTTGGGTGATCAACCGCTTCCTTTTGACACCTGTGTCGAAACCCAGTGCAAACTCAAATATCAGCCAGCCTGGTATCCGGATGATTTTCTGATTGTCACCAATTACCCGGCCTTAAAAGAGATGGTCTTTTGCGTTGCCAACGAGGAAGCCCAGAAACTGGACATTGCCCAGGTTCACGAGCAACGGGCTGTCAAGATTTTGCAGGATGAACTGCGCGCTCACCGGGGCAGCGCCACGCCAACGCTTAACATCCAGATGCGCGGCTGGATGAAAGGCTGGCGATATCGCCAACCAATTTAAAAATTTATGGGAAACACTATCGGACTGCCAGCCTGCCCACGTGGCAACTCCATGACCGTCAACCTGACGTTCACCCAGTACGGTGGGACGCAGCCTATTAATCTGACCGGTGTCACCTTAGCGTTTATAGCAAATAAGGATCTCAGCGGCAAAACCAAGCCCCCGGTTTATATCACGTGGACTAACCACTCCGATCCAGTTAACGGCAAAAGCGTGCTACAAATCCTTTCGGGGCTGACTTCAACCCTGGAGCCAGGGGATTACTTTTTTAATGTCACGGCACTTGATTCCCTCGGTAACGTGCAGACTTACGCGGCAGGCACCTGGCCGATCACTCCTGTTCCCGGCCTTATTTCTGGAGCACCATAAATGGCAACCGATATTTTAACTTCCATCAATGTCGATGTCACTCCCGGTGGCCCGATTGAAGTAGAGATCGATGCGACCGGCCCTCCGGGTCCACAGGGACCAGCCGGCCCTCCGGGGTTGCAAGGCCCGATCGGGCAGACCGGTTCAACTGGGCCGGTAGGGCCGCAAGGCGTTATCGGTGTACCTGGACCGCAGGGGCCGATTGGCGCAACTGGGCCGGCTGGGCCGCAAGGCGTGATTGGTCCGCAAGGATTGCAAGGTCCGCAAGGAGTGCAAGGGCCAATCGGTCCCTCCGGTGGACCGACAGGACCGCAAGGGCCGGTTGGGCCAGCGGGGCCGACCGGGCCGGTTGGCGCGAGTGGGCCAGCTGGTCCTCAAGGGCCGGTGGGGCAGGCGGCGGTTACTAACACAAGCGCCAATTTTACGATTCCCCCTGTCAACGGTAACGCCCAGCTCAAAGTGGTTAACTCGGCCTGGATAACCGCCGGGATGTATATCTATATCGGCAATGCCGGCACCTATAAGGTGATGAGTGTTGTCGACATCAACACGGTCCAGGTGGACAACACCGGCGCTTACGGCAACGCGGCATCCGGTACGATTGTGGTCAGTGGAGCGACGGTGACCAGCGGCGGGGCGCTTGGCAACCCTGGACCGCAAGGCGCTCCGGGGGCCGCTTATTTTTCAACTGTTCAAGCCCCTGGTTTTACGGTACCGGCAGCGGCGACTCCGGTAGTGATCCCTCTTTCCACCAGTGTCGGGGTGGCAGCCGGGAACAATCTCTACATTGCCGGGGCCGGGTATTACGTCATTCAAACGGTCGACACCCCTAACCAGGTGCATGCCACCCCGTTGAACGTGGCCGGGAACGCGAGCCCTGGCACAGTCATTCCGGCCGGGGCGGCAGTGAACGCAGTTGGGCCCACGGGGTCAACCGGTTCAGTCGGGCCGGCTGGAGCCACAGGGCCGCAAGGTTCAACCGGCCCTCAAGGACCAGTCGGGCCTCAAGGCTTGACCGGCGCGACCGGGAACACGGGAGCGACCGGAGCCCAAGGGCCGGCTGGCAGTGCTGGGCCGCAAGGAGCCAGTGGTCCTCAAGGCCCTCCAGGGGGCTCGAGTTCTTTTACCACCTTAGCCGCCTCTTTCACAATGCCGGCGGTTGGGTCGACTGCGGTTGCCACCGTGGCGGCTGGGGGAGCCAGCCAGTTTAACCTGGGCAATTTCGTTTTTATCAGCCCGATTGGTTACCTGTCGATCACCGCGATCAATGCCGGAGCTAACCAGTTAACCTTGCAGAATACCGGTTACGCGGTTAACCAGGCCCAAGGTTCGGTTGCGGCAAGCGGCACCACGGTGACCGCCACCGGGCCGCAAGGCGCACAAGGGCCGGCGGGGCCGCAAGGTTCAACTGGTGCCACGGGGGCCCAAGGGCCGACCGGATCGACGGGACCGGCTGGGGCAAATGCTTACACCACATTAACTGCCAACTGGACAGTCCCCGCACCAGGCTCAAGTTCCAATGCTCAGGTGGCTTCCAGTAGCTGGATGGCCCTAAACCAATATGTCTGGTTGGCCGGGGCAGCCCCTGGCAGCGCAGGCCAATTTCAGGTGACCGCAATCAACGGCAACCTAGTCACTCTTCTTAACCCGCCGGGAAGCGCTGTAGCCGGTGGAGCGGTCGCAGTCTCGGGCAGCATGGTCACCGCAGCGGGAGCTCCGGGGTTAGGCGGTACTCAAGGGCCGACTGGTCCTTCAGGGCCAACCGGTTCGCCTGCTTACACTCGGACTACGGCGTCTTTTACAGTTCCGGCAACCGGAGCTCAAACGAGTGTCAATGTGATTGATGCTGGCTGGATCGTGCCTGGGCAGATGGTCTGGGTCGACACAGCCGGGGCAAGCGGAGCCGGGGGCGCGATGCTGGTAACCTCTAAAACCGGCAACTCGGTTACCCTGACCAACCCTGGAGGACTCAATTCGGCTGTTGGAGGCACAGTGGTCAATACCAACAGCTTGATTAGTGCCGGCGGTCAAACCGGCCAGGTCGGTGCCACCGGGCCGACAGGCGCAACCGGCAGCGCCGGGATAAATTCTTTTAACCAAACAACCGCGCCTTTCACGGTGCCCACACTGGGACAGACAACGGTTGTCACACTCGCGGACGCTTCCTGGGTGGTGCCGGGACAATTCGTTTATGTCCAGAATGCTGCCGGCCCGGGGAATCCGGGTGTCATGCAGTGTACCGCCAAGACTGGCAACCAGCTCACCCTACTCACCTTCTTTTAACCTATGCCAGCCAGCCAACCAATCCCAGGAACAACCGTACCGGCAGGGAGCCAGATCAGCCCCGGCGGCCCATTAGGCACGGGGATCAACGCTTTTAACACGACAGCAAGCTCGTTCACGGTGCCCCAGGTGGGGTCAACTGTGGTGGTTAACTTGAACGACGCTTCCTGGGTAGTGGCAGGGCAAATGATTTACGTGGACCAGGCCGGGGGCGGCCCAGGCAACCCTGGCATTTTACAGGTTTCAGTTAAAAACGGTAACCAGCTGACCCTGCTTAATCCCCAGCCGCCGCCGACAATTCCCCTGGCCAACACCAGCATGGCGGGGTTGCTCGCGATTTTAAGCGGGGCCTCAACCGATTACGTTGGGGGCGACAACGCCTGTCACAGCCTGGCGGCGGCCCTGGTCGGGTTCGTTATCCCGACCGGCGCGATCATCGATTTTGGCGGGGACACCGCGCCAAGCGGGTTTGTCCTGACAGATGGGACCAGTTATCCGACTGCCGGGGCCATGGGCAATTTGTTTGCAGTGATCGGGTATAAGTACGGCGGGAGCGGAAACAGTTTTAACGTGCCCGATCTGCGCGGCCGCGCCACCATAGGTGCCGGCCAGGGGGCTGGGCTCACCAATCGGGCACTGGCCGCAGTTGGGGGCGAGGAGAATCATGCTTTAACGGTAGGGGAGGAAGCCGTCCACAGCCACGGGGTTGCTCACACCCACACGATGGGGAATCACTCCCATTACATAGACCACTATCACAATATCAATGCCGGCTTTTATCACGCGCACGGGCTGGGCGGGCATACGCATTCGTACTATAACCCGGTTGGCGCTACAGGCTCACAACCAGGGGCGGGTCAATATTCAACTTCTGGGGCAACGCAAACTGGCGCTCCAAGCGGCGGGTCAGACGGGGCCAATATTCCAGCTGGCAACACGGTCTATGCCAGCCAGACCAATGGCGGGTGGGCGAATTCCGGCGGCCCTTCTACGAACACCACCGATGGCGCATCAATTGCCAATACCGCCAATGCCGGTAGCGGGACTGGCCATAACACCATGATGCCTTATATGGTTGCGAATAAAATAATCAAAATATGACTACAAAATTAGATTGGAAAATTGACCAGGCTGGTGATGGATCTTTGTTAAGAGCCACTGCCACACCTTCGCCCAGCGTGAGCTATGAAATTTTCCCGGTCAACGATCCCGCCGTCATTCTACGCGGGGGTGTCAGCGACCAGTACCATGTGAATCGGCTGATCAAACAAGGGGGCGGGAACTTTGGCTGGCCGCTGGAGACTGCCGCCATGAATCTGGATATCGCAATGGCCTCCGCGCAAACCGATTGGGACGGTATTCATGGCTAATCCAGTTGCAATTCCAGGAACCAGTGTGCCATCGGGCGCGCTTGTCAGCCCCGGTGGTCCGCAAGGTTTTCAAGGCCAGCCCGGACCCACGGGGTTAACAGGTGCAGGCACCTCTTATTATGGGATCGATTCAACCAATAACCAGGCCTACGCGGTCAGTGTAGCCGGCAATTTCGCGCTTAACGCTGGCGTTGTGCTTTTCATTACCGCAACCAATCCCAACCTGGCCGGCCCGACCCTTAACGTAAACGGGCTGGGCGCTAAACCGATCGTTACCCTTGGCAATGCTGCCCTGGCCGCCAACGCAATCGTTGCCAATCAAACTTTTGGGGTCTTCTGGGATAACACTTCTTTCAGGAAATTCTGCTGATGCCTGCTAAAACACCAAAACAACAGCGGTTTATGGGAGCCGATTATGCTCGTGCTGAGCGTGGGGAAAAGACTCAGACCGGGATGAGCAAAAGCCAGCTGCGCGATTTCGCCACTAAACCAAAGGGAGGATATCCAGGGAAAAAGAAAGCCCCAAAACCCAAAGCCGGTCGAAGATGATCCCGTTCTTTATAGCATCACTCCCCCGCAGCCGCACCGCCTGGCTGGCCAATTTCCTGACCTACGGTCCTTCCTACTGTTTTCATGAGCCGATGAGCGATTGCGCTCTTGGAGATTATCCAAGGCTTTTAGAGTCAACTGGAACGCCTTTCGCGGGTGTAGCTGATTCTCTCAACTGCCTAGTCATGGAACAATTAATCGACATGTTCCCGCGCGCGCGGGTAGTCGTGGTGCGCCGGAATATCGAAGAGGTCGCTAAAGCGGTTGAGAAAGCTTTCAACATCACATGCTGGGAAATGCTGGAACGAATGGACCGGGAACTGGACCGGATCGAGAACGCTTATAGCCCCCTGGTCATCGAGTACCAGAAATTTGATTCGATCAAAATCTGGAAATTCCTTTTTGGATCACACCCTCTAAACCGGCATCGATTGGAGATGCTGGAAGGCTTCAATGTGACGGTGCCTTCCCAGATCTGTTTTAAAAAAGCGGCACATCTAATGCAGCGTACAGGCGACCTTCTCTGGCCGCTTTTAGGAGTGAAATAAAATTATGGGAGTCGGAGCAATAATCGGTGCAGTCGGCTCAGTTGCCGCCGCCGGAATCGGTGCGGCATCTAAAGGCGGTTTATTTGGCGGGGGCGGTGGCGGCAGCAGCATGCCTAAACCTAAACCGGTCAAATTATCAGGTGTCACGCTGCCCGATTACATGACCGGATTAACCGATTACGCCGGCCAGTCAGCGGTTATTCCCAGTATGGCGGAAACGGCCTCCATGGCCGATGCGCTTTCCAACCAGGCTTACCAGCGGGGTTTAAGCAAAATTTACCCGGGGCTTACCAGCCAGATCGGCCAGATCTCCAACCTGGCCAGCACCTATTTAAGCGGGATCATTCCGCAGGATGTCCAGGATCAGATCCAGCGCGCTACCGCGCAACAAGCCATTAGCGGAGGATATGGCGCAACCAGTGGGATGGGCCGCAACCTGACTGCGCGCGATCTGGGCCTGACCAGTCTTTCCCTGCAACAGAAGGGAACCGAGATGTTCGGGATCGGGGCTAATGCCGCGCGCGCGCTTAACCCATCCTTTACACCGGTATCCAGCCTGCTCTTTACCCCGGCCCAGCTCTTGGCGCGCCAGGATCAGGCAGCGTACTACAATAACGATATCAAAAATCAGCAGGAGATTATCAATAGCGGCAATCAGATGGCTATGCAGGGCTATAAAGCAGCCCAAGGCGGGAGCGCCATGAGCGGACTGGGGGGCGGAATCAGCAGTATCACCAGCGCCTTATCAAAACTCTTTGGCAGTGGCGGCTTAAAATTTGGCGGGGGCGGTGGAGCCCCTGGCACTTCCACCGGCGGCGGCAGTGATATCGGCATCCCGGATGATTACACCGGCAATTTAAGTGATTACGATGTCACTGGCGGCAGCGGCGGCGGGAGCGGTTCATTTGATTGGGGTATGCCCGATGACTGGACTGGTGATTTCGGCAGTTACGGAACCAGTTTTAACGTGGCGCAAGCTTCCAGAATGTAGGAGTTAAACTATGGCAGGAGAAGGATTTGGCGGTCAGATTCAGCCGGTCAAGCCGGTCAGCGAAGAAGTAGGCAGGCCGACTAATGCCCCTAACTATGCCGGCATGTTCTCGGAAGCAATCCGTGGTGCATTGGCACCTTACCAGTACATCCTGGACTGGAAGAAAGCGATGAGCGAGGACGATTTCCGAAAAGCTGAAGCACAAAATTTCCTCGATGAACACGATCTCAAGGTGCAGCAGCTGGGTGAAACCAGACGTGAGAACGTCGCCAAGGAAGCGCAAGCCAAGCTGGCTTTCGGACTTGATTCCGCCAAACAACAAGAAACTTCCCGGCATAACCAGGCTGAAGAACAATCCCAGGCGTTACGCGACCGAATCGATCAACAGGCCAAGGATGAGGATGCCCGCTGGCACGACATGGAGAGCCAGCGTTTTGACGCACAGCAAGCAGAAACCAAGCGGCATAACGAGGCGGATGAAAAGAAAGCTCAGGATGAGCTGGAGCAAAAGAAGATTACTGATCAGGCATTAATTGCCAGGGAGAACGCTGAACGAGAACATCAACAAACTTTAGATTCTGAAGCTAAACTTAAGCTGCAGGATCGAGCCGATGACGAGCGAACTATTCGGGATGCTACAGAATGGGTGCATAAACAGCGGCCGCAAGATCTTTATGCTTCACAGGATAATCCTGAGATCCAGCAGATGATTACTGATACCTGGAGCAAACTGAAAACCGATGACGGCCGGCATCGATGGGAAGGGATTATGGGACCGGCTACCGCTTTGGGTATGGAAGTTGATGAGCGCAGTAAACTTAGCGCGATGAGCCCTGACGCCAAAAAAGCGTTCATGGAAACCTACATCAATACCGACCCCAACGATCATCAACAGAACCGTTTTGGTGAAGCCATGTTCAATGCCAGGCAGGCCGAAGAAAGGTTTAAGGTAAAAAAACTCTGGGGCACCGATGCCTGGGACGCTTACAACAAATCCATTGCTACTCATCAACCCGGTATGTCTGCCAAAGACATCGAACAGGGGGCATATTCGGCTGGTAACACTGCCCAGGAACATTTTATGGCCCGGCTTAAACAGGAAGAAAAAGCACCTAAAACTTCCGGCTATAAGCCGAGCAGAGAAGTAATGGACAAAGTCCAGGCCGCTATGCCCAAAGGGAAAGATGAATCAGCCGATGCTTATGATGCACGGACTAGTGCTGAAGCATTACGAATTGATTATCTAAAGGATACTAATCCGACTGAATACCAAAAAGCACTTGATAACTTAGGTGGCAGAGGTGGCGGCCAGCCGGGAAGCACCTCATCAAAAGCCAGGGCTGAATTCTGGACCGGGCAACATTCGATGGCGACCCCAGCAGTTGGTGCAACCAACCTGGCGGCAGCAACCACAACGCCAGCGCCAGTTCCAGCTGCTGAAGCAGCCGGCGGCGGCGGCTCTTTCCTGCTCCCTGGTATGACCAATCGGTACGCTGCGGCAATCGATTCAGGCTCTTTGACCGACAGCATGAATGCCCTGTTCCAGGGAGGCGGCCAGGGGACTGAAGAAGAAGGAGAAGAAGCATTAGCTTAAAATGCCTGCCGCCGCCAACAGCCAGTTCTCTTTAACGAATCTTCAACAGCTGTTCAATCAGCGCAAGATTATCGGAGGGCCGGATCTTTCCTCGCTGTTTGGTGGTCTTGGCATAAGTGAAACTCCGGGTGGTCCACTTACTTACGGCGCTGGTGACCAAGGGGTACCCCCCGGTGGTCTGGACATCGGAACTCAGCCGGGAAGCGAGATCTCAGGGATTGGCGCTGGTTTTTCGCCTAATCTCTCGGAGCTTAATACGCCTCAGAATCAGAACCTGCTCAACATCCTGACTAATCCCAGCAACTGGCAATCAATCCAGCAATGGGATCAACCAGGCCAGGGGCCGAATACTTATTACGAGTTCATGGGGCCTTCCCAGGAAAAGAATCAGGGGCCTCAGGCAGGGCAATTGCCGCAGACAATTGACCCGAGAAGCTGGGGCTGGGTTCCTCCGGCCCAAATGTACGGGATGCAACCGCAGGCTCCCGGTACAGCCATCAGCGCCCCAGCCGGAGGTCTTGCCTATAGAGAAGGTGCGCCAATCGGCACTCCAACCGCACCCTCTCTCATGGGCCCGTTGGATGTCACGGTTCAACCGCCCCCGCCGCAGCCAGGTCAGCAACCGGGAACTAATTTGCCGCTGCCGGCCGGTCGGCAACAACAGCTGCAAACCGCCCAACCACAAAGCGGAGCCAACTGGCAAGCCAATTTAGAAAATAATCTTTTCGTCTCCCGGCTTCCTCGTTATCAGGAGGGCGGCATTGTCACCAGCCCCACCGTGGCCCTGGTTGGCGAGGCAGGTCCGGAAGCCATTGTTCCATTAAGCGGGAACGAACAAGCGCCAGACGCTCTTTCGTTTCTTTCAGACCCCTTTGCTGCTTTAAGCAAATCTACTCAAGGAGGGTTTGATGCCGCGTTTGCACCATTAAAAAGTGCAACAGCCGCGCCCACTGACAACCAGGTGGATCGCGGCCTCTATTCGCCTCAAGCCCCCAACCTGATTGGGCAATACAAGGCTGAAGAGAGCAACATGGAAAACCTGTTGCGGAGCTACCATGCGCCGGATGAAAACATGGTTCCGCACAATGTTCCTGAGCCGGTACCCCTGGAAGATACAACCGCCAAGGCCGCACCACCCCCGGCACAAAAACCGGCTGAGCAGGAAGCGCCAGCGCCTGATTATCATGACCGGGTGGTTGGCAACGGCACCACCTGGGGCCTGGATTATGAGAAAGGCAGTTATGATGCCATGGATGAAAATCCTCAAACTGCCTTCGGGTTTAACGCGCACAACAAAGATATCGAGGGCGCATCGTTACCCATTAACGTCATCAAACAAACGATCGGCGATTACACCAATGATCCCAATATCCGGGAAGCCATCAAGCGCGGTGATTACCACGTTGCCGTAAGCAATGAAAGCGGGGTCACCAAGACTGTGCCAATAATCGATGCCGGCCCCGCCGAATGGACTGGGAACGCGATTGATCTGACCTACAAGACTTCACACGATTTAAATACCGGCGGCAAAGCCAAGGTGGGTTTCTCAATTATCGGCCCTCATGGCGAATCGATGCAGATCAGAGGGTATCACCCTGGCACCATCAGCGACACCACCTGGGAACAGCACATAAACAATGGCAGCCGCCGACCAACTCCTGCAGGGGGGCCTACCCAGGAAGAGACTAATGTGGCGGTCAAGGAAGCCTTGGGTCGTAACCAGTGGGCCTCAACTGAACAAGGAGTACCGGCTGGTTATAAACCGCCTCAGGAAGCGGCTGTCGATACTCCTTCAGTCTCATTTAGCAAGACAGCGGAAGGTAAGACTCGCGATATTCGCACCATTGTCATGCATTCAGGCGACGGCACTCGGGAAGGCGATATCAATAACCTGACTCAAGGCAATGTGTCCGCCCACTATTATGTGAACAGGGATGGGACAGTGCAGCATTTCGTTCCCGAAAATGATGTCGCTTATCATGCCGGCAAAAACATTGACGATAGCCGTTACTCCAACCAGGTCACCCTTGGCATCGAACAGGAGCATGTTGACGGGAAACAGGATTGGCCGGATGCCCAGGTTCGCGGGGCAGCCAAGCTGGTATCCCAGATTATGGAACGGCACCCCGGTCTTACGATTGATGACGTGGTCGGACATTCAACCATCGCGCCGGAACGCAAACAGGACCCGCTGGATTATCCATGGGACAATTTCAAAAAATATGTGCAGGAAGATTTGAAGGGCACCCCTGGCGCTACGGTAGCTAAGACTGAAGAACAACCCGAAGAAACCAGGACTGCCGCTGCAAAAGAACCGGAAGAAAAAGAACCAGTCGAGGAAGTCGCTCAAGCTCAACCCCGGAGACAGCTGCCTAAGATAGCCACCCCGACTTACCAGCGGCCACAGACCCAGGCAGTGCTGGCCAAGATGATTAAAGAGAAATCACCGGTAAAAAGTTCAGAGGAATTGCCGGCCTTTGCATAAATTATGCCGACTTTAGAAGAGATCGAAACTGCGCAACCGGCACTAGGCACTTCTTACCCGGCTGAACAACAGGTTGCACCGCCGCCCCCGCCGCCACCGGCCCGAGAACAACAAGAACCGTTAACGACAACGGCGACAGGGAAAACCTTTTTCCCTCGTAGAGGGCCTGCGCCTGCACCGACTCCAGAAACTCCAGCACCTACCCCAGCGCCTACCCCGGCAGCCCAGGAAGGTGCCGCGCCTGTGTTACCAGCGCCACCGCCGGAAGAAGAGAAGCGATATTTTCCTAAGCCTAAAGAAGAAAAAAAAGAAGCGCCTAAAGAACCGGTTAAAGAAGGCTCGCGCGGAGTCAGCGGCGAATGGGAAGGGCGCGAGGTGCCGCAAACCCCTTATGTCTCACCCACCGGAGGCGAGCCGACTCCGCTTGATCCCAACCGCTGGTTGAGCGGGGCGACTGATTCAGCCCCAGCTCCCGATCCGCTTAACTGGAGCCAGATCACCGCGACGGATAATTATCAGAAAGCTGATTCTGACGGGCGCGCTGCCATGCTGGACCGCTGGACTAAGGAAATGCAGGCGGCAGGACGCGAGCAGGCTCTCAAAGAAGGGTCAGACCCCAAGGATTACGAGAACGCGATCAACAATTTCTCCGATCAGCAACTCAAAAAGATCAAACCTTTCTGGAGCCTGGACACCCCGGTTAAATTCGGGGGAGCCACTGCGGCATACGGCATGGAGGCCACCAGCCGGATAGCCGGCGGCCTGGCTATTGCCCTGGACCCGAGCGGTTCGATTGACAACTCTGATATCGGCAGGCTTTCCATCGACAAGGCCAAGCACGAACGGGATGAGTTGGATCTGCGCGAACCGGCATTTCAAAACCGGGCGGATGAAGCGCTTGATTTCATCAAGAATTATCCGGAGCGCCGGGCTCTTTACATGCAGAACCCTAAAGAGCATCCGATGCGCGACGGCGACATGCCCAAAGCGATCGACGATGTCCGGGCTGCCAAAGGGTTGCAGATGCGGATGAAAGCCCTGGATGATTATATCAATTCCGGTGGCCAGGTGGTGCCGGAAAAGCCGGCCGGGGTTGCAGCAGCTCAGAACATTGATGATGCGGTTAACAAGATTGAGCAACAGTTTAAATTAAAGGATGAAGCTTACCTGCGCGCTCACCCGCTGGTTAATAAGGGCGCTCAATTACTAGGAACCTATGCTCCTTATATAGTTGCCGGTACGGTCCTCGCGCCCACTGGTTTAGGACCAGCTGCAGAACTAGCCATGGCAATGGGGGATTCTTACAAAACCGGCTACGACTCAGGCGAGGCCAAACTTGAGGAGCTGGAAAAAAAGGGACAATTCTTTACGCAAAGTGAGCGTGAGGATTTCAAGCGGGATAACGGAACCAGACAAGCATTCGGCACCGGCACCTTCATGGCGATGAGCGGGTTCCTCTTGGGCCGTGCCATTCAAGGATACGACGGGTTAAGCGCAGCAGAAAAGAGTGTTTTTCAAAACAGGCTGAATGATCTCCTGAGACATGGCGCTATAGAGGCTCCGACTATGGGAGCGGTATTTGGGGCGCAACAATTAACCAGTAACCTGATCGAGGCAGGCAGCGATTCGGACGATCACAAGACCCCCTGGTACCAGGGGGTGGGTGAAGCCGTATTAAGCGGTACAATCATGGGCGCGGGCGGTACCGCTGTACGAATTGGCAGGACATTGGGAGGTCATCTGACCGAGGAAGCCAGCATTCGTTTAAAGGCCGATGAGGTTAAAAAAATCGCGCAAAGCCTGGTGCAGAGTAATCATGAGTTGAGCGCAAAACTCACCGATACCCCAATCACTAATGAGGCTGCCATTGATATCGCGCTGCGCAACAAGGTGCCGCCTGAGATGCGGGACAAGATCAGGGCGCGAATTAATTTGGATGAATCGGCCCAGGACCAGAAGAACGTAGCTGACCAGATCCGGCCGCAGAACCCGCAGACTGCCGCCGCCCTGGATCAATCTTCCAGGCAGACTCAAGCCACCTCGACCACCCGCACCATTTCCCAGGCTGACCGGATCGCTCAACGCAAAGCCGAACTGGAAGCGGCGATGCCAAAAGCAAAAGAGGTTGAACCGGAGGAAGAAGCGGAACCTGAAGCGAAAGAACCGGCTGCTCAAGGTGTAATATATGACAAGCTTGGTCAAAAAACGGCAGCAGGACCAAAACTGCCTGGAGAACTCGTTGATCAAAGTAGGGTAAATGGAGCGAACGAACCTTTAGGGGTTACCGTAGATTCGGCTACTGGGCGAAGAACAAGCAGGTTTGGTAATCAACTTAGAGCAGGTCACATTGAGCGAAGCCCTGATGGCACATTCGAATTACATTTGGATGATCAAGGCAACGTTAGAGTTTTTGATACACGCGAACATGCAGCGCAGGCGCAGGATGCTTTAAACCTTTTGGGTGAGCGACCTACTGCTGCGCCTGCTGCCGAAGCAGAAACTCCCGGCAAAGTTCCCACTGGTGAGGGCGGCCGCGAGATAGCCGAACGCCAGCAGGAGATCCGGGACAAGGTCGATCAGCTTTCCAAGCTGACCGGTGAAACTCCTAACAAAATTGCTTATACCTTTATTGATCAGGAAGTTAACAATAGCCATCCCGAGGATGAACATTATGTCCACAAGGATGACAAACGATACTATCGCCAGATGCTGCACCAACTTGGCATGCTCCCCAAAAGCCAGGCGGAAATGCACCCCCCTGGCTGGACCGAAAAAGCCTGGGCCAAGAACACCCCGGATGAACTGGGGATTGCCGCAGAACATTTTAACGAGCACTTGAGCGACCGGCTGACAGAAGAACAGGCAGCTCGCGCGCCTAAACCGGTGGTGGAAGCGCCCCCCGCCGAGCCGGCTCCAGGCGAAGTAACCGGTGGCATACTGCCGCCGGGATTAATTGAAGAGGCTGCCAAGACTAATGACCCCACCAAACTGATGGGCTTAGTTAATAAAGGGCACCGGTCAGAAGCTTTGACTGAAGAGCAGGAAGAAGCTGCTGAAAAACTTCTTACCGCTCACGGGCTTAACCCGGAAGACTACCTCCATAATGTAGAAGGCAACGTTTTCCTGGCCAAGGAACCGCCTGCCCGATTCGAAGCGCACCCCGAAGCTCCACATGAAGCTGCTTATCTTAAGCATGCTACCGACTTCGTAAACAGTGAAGACTCCGAAAGGTTACTGGGTAGAATCTTTACTGATGTCAGAGGAACTGTTCTTGCAGACAATGCGCGATCAAACGCTGTAACCGCTTATCTGACCCAGCTTCGCCGGTATGGCCAGGCGATGAGAGCCGCTGGCTTAGAGGACCAGATTGACCCTGATCCAAAAAAAGACTGGGCCATGACCAAAGAAGCACCAGACGGTACCAAGGTACATAGTATCAAGGTATACCTGGAAAGCGCAGCCAAGAACGAATATCGGAAAGCAGCCAGAGAGCAGAAGAAAGCGCCGATGGAATCCCTGCAGGAAGAAGCCGGGGAAGGGCGCACTAAAGAAGAAGTAACCGATATTGAAACCCAGGCTGAACAGGATGAAGCTGAGCGGGCAATCAAAGAAGCTATCGGTCCTTCTCCAGTAACTGAAGAAGGAGCAGCTGTACCAGGCACTGAAGAAGCGGCTTTAACCGATGAAGAAAAGGATGCTATTCGCAGAGATAAAATCGGGTACAGCCATTTTATCCAGCTTGGCAATGATGTAATTGCACAATTAAGAAAACAGGACATAGACGCCGGTAAAAAACCCAACGCCTGGATAGAACGGGCAGTCTGGTGGAACCTGGAAGACTTGGGCGTTCCTAAAGAAGAGCGACCTGAGAACATCAAACACTACAAAGGGTTGCCAAAAAAGGAGACAGATGCAGCCAGAGCAATCATCGACAAACTATTCCGAGAACGGCACCCGGAGCTTTGGAGCGCGCGAGAGGCTGAGGCACGTGCTCGACACGAGCAGGCCGCCGCAAGAGCGGCAGAACACGCTAAAGCTGTTGGCGAACAACCAGCAGTTGCCCCGCCACCTGCGCCAGAAGTTCTTCAACAACCCGGAGTACCCGGCGAACAAGCTGGTGGACCGACTGAAGTCACTGGCGGAGGTGAACCCGGACGTGAGGAAAAAGGCGAAGGGACTGTTGGACCAACTGGGGAACTTCTTCGACGGGGAGAAGGAGAGGGAGGGACAACCGGAGGACCAGGTGGCACAGGAGGGCCTCCTCCCGGAGGCGCAACCGGAGGCGTCGTTGAAGCCCCCGCAGAGACAACTGAAAGGCCAAGGCCCACCACCGGAGGAGAGCGAGAAGGCGGTGCTGAGCGACCTGGGGGCACAACTACCGTTGCCAGGGAGCCAGAGCGGATCGGAGAAGTCATCGCCAAGGGGCCAGAAGAAACTGGCGGAACAAACCCCACCGCCGGAGGAGGAGCAACTGGCATCGCAAGAGCTGCAGAACCCACAGGAGGAGCAGCTGGCGTAGAACCTGCTTTTGCCGAGAAGCTTCCTGGCTCAGGCAAGATTTCACCTGCGGTTCAGGCTGCTGTTGAGAAAATCCAGAAAGGCCAGCTGGGTAGCGCCGTTTTTATTTCCGATCTGGCCAGAGAACTGGGGGTTTCGATCCCCCAGATGCACAACTATCTTAAAAGCGCGGTTGCTAAAGGCAACGTCAACTTGGATGTGGGCAACTGGCCGATTGCCACTGAGCACCAGCGCGCAGGAGCCCTAACTGATCGCGGCGAGAAGCGACTCCTAGTAAGACTGTCGACACCGGAAACACCTACGGAACAGCCGGTTAAGTTAAGGGAAGCTATCGAACAGACTCCTGGCAATACTGCTCCGTCCCCTTATGTAGACAGTTCGGGATACCGGCGACCTTGGTCGGACATACCCAATGGAAGAGCCGTTCAAAGGCAGGACGGCAAAATCTTTATATCTGGTTCGCACACCGTTTCAGCCATACAGGCTGAGATTCAAGGACCAAGGGCTACAGGCGAACACAAAGCTACTAGCTCAGGGGAGGTAATGAACGGGGTTTATTATCCTTTTTCGCGGGATGTTCCATTCAGGGGCACGAGTTTAGACGTGGCAATGGTGGATCTTAACAGAGCTGAACCGTTGAATGAAGAAAACTTCGGCAGTCACAGCTTACTCCCTAAGGGATGGAAAACAGAACCTCTACCACGTGCGCCAGAGGCTGAAACACCACCGGCTGAAGCACCAGCTGCTGCACCGCGTGAGCAGATCCCTCAGATTAAATTATCCGGCACCTCGATCGAGAAACTTATTCCCCAGATCGAGAAAGCCGCCCAGGTTTACCCGGAAGTTGCCAAGCGCCTGGCAGGAGATTGGAGCAGGGCCGGTATCACGGATCTTGCCAACAATCTCAAAGACCAGGTGGCGGCCGGGATTCCTTCCCGCAGTGAAAAGTTCGGGGCCCTGATGGAATGGGGCAGGGAATTTAACAAGGCTATTCAAGCAGAAGAAGCGGCAGCACCACGCAAACCAATTTATGCAGCCGGTGAGGCGGCACCCGCCGAGAAACTTAATTGGGACGCAGCGGACAGCCTGGCTAATGCGGTGAAAGCAAACCCGGAAATGGCCAGCCGGCTTGGATTAACAGGTTTAAATTCAAGTGAAATTGTCTCGACCATCCAGCGTGCGTTGGGTGGAACGGTGGGTGAAGGAGTCATTAATGACCACATTAATTCCTTGCGTCAGCAAATGGGTGACCTTCCACCGGCTGAGCCCCCAGGAGGGGCCGGCTCAAGCGGCACCCTGCACTCGATGGTGCCTGGGGTGCAGGCGATGCACGGCTTTAGTGGCAAAGCCACTGATCTGGTTGGGTTCCTGCGCAACCATTCCACCAATACCGACCTGCAGGAGTTCGCGCGCACGCTTAACGCTTTCAAGAATAACCTGACGGACATGCCGGTGCGCCAGGTGAACTCTCCCGTAGGCGTGATGTTCGCCCATAACGGCGAGCTCTGGGTCAGCAATTCGGCAGTGCATGATCCCCAAGGGATGATGGCGATGGCGCACACCTTACAGCATGCCATTGCCCAGCGCCAGATCGCCCAACCGCAGACCCCGGAAGAGATGCAAAGCCATCAGCGCCTGGTAGATCTGCATAACAGATTTAAACGCAGTTTGCCGGCTGATCTGCGTGATGCCCTGGAGAACGAGATCGCGCCTGAGTTCGATAACTTCAAGGCCAGCGGGTATCGCGAAATGGATACCCGTTACATGACTGAGGAGCAAAAGAATTGGCTGCCCATTCTGTGGGCAGCCCATTCCCCGGAGAACTTTGTTATGGCCGCGTTCAGCAACGGCAACTTTCGCCGTTACCTGGACGGTGTCAGGATGGCTGACGGGCGCACCTTCCTGGAAGGCACCCGGCAATGGGCTCGCCAGATATTCGGGGCCAACGCACTGAGATACGCCGATTCCGCGCACACATTCAGCGCGAACCATCCAGGGATGCCGACCCGGTTCGATCCCAATACCCATAACCTGGAAGGCGCGTACCCGATGACGCCATCGGAAAAGCAGGCTACTGCGCGAGCAATGAAGTACGGGCTTAACAAGGGCGTACATGAAGCCTTGACCAAAGTTGCCGACTTATCGGAAAACCCGCGCCACCGGGCGTTGGCCAGGGAGCTGGCTAAGATAGTTAAAAAATATCCACAGATCGCAATCGCCCTGGATGAGCGGATCGGCGGCTATGCCGGTGGTTACAATTTCCGGCATGACACCGTAGAGATTAATCCCCACTACGAGGATGAGCCAATCGAACACTCGATCATCCACGAGGTTACTCACGCGCTGACTCAAGGAGCAATCGACGCTTACCAGAAAGGGCAGACTGATCTTCTTTCCCCTGCGCAGATGCATCACATCTCCGAGATTGAGGCCGCGCGCCGTGCCGCTCTGCGCGATCCAGCTACCCCGCAAGTTATTAGAGATATCGCCAGCATGGATACCTATAAGCAGCGTGAAGCTGCCATGCTGGATTTATTGCAGCGTGACCCGGCTCTTGGGAACAAGTTCTATGGGCTCACCGATCTGCGTGAGTTTGCCTCTGAAGTCTTAAGCAACGGCGAGTTGCAGGATCACCTGAATGGAATCAAAGCGGAAGCTCCGCACAAGAACCTGCTGCACAAAACCTTTAACTGGATACGCAAACTTCTCGGGTTCAGGGATGACACCCTACTGGGACGCGCATTCAATAATACCATGTCCCTGGCCGGCGACGGCCGGCGACTGATGGAAGCCGATGTCACAGCCGGGGGTTTAAAGGTGCGCAGTTCCATGGTGATGCGTGAGAACCTACTCGCCAGGCGAGCGCTGGAAGAACGTGCGAACCGGGAAGGATACACTGGCGCTCGCTCAGTGCCGAAAGACACGCTACGTCAATGGCTCAGTGAATGGAGAGAAGGCAACGCCTTCAGTCAGAATGCGCGCGACCTGGCCGCACCGCACATGGTGGGCGAACCGCGCACCGATGGGATGATCCGGTCCACCCCGGAGCTGAAGACTATGAATCAGCCGACCGATATCCTTGATCACCTGGCCAAGGTTACCGGCACCCAGCACCATGACACTGAAGCCTTACGGCACGTGGTTGACCAGGCATTTAAAGATAAGGCAATCACCCTGCAGCAATTTATCCAGGCGCACCAGGGGCTAAACAGTCTGGATGATCAGACTCTGAACCGCCTGGCTTTGCCTTTGGGCGGTAGCAAACAAGACTATGACAGCCTGGCTTCCAAGATCATCCGGTGGGGCAAAGACTGGAAATACGGCGGCAATTTGCCTCCGGAATTACAGGAGCTGATTACACAGCATAAGACCTACGACTTCCAAGCGGTAAGCTCCAGGGTGAATAGCCGGATGCGTGACCTGGAGAAGGCTGCGCAACGGCAATTCAAAGTTCATTACGACAAACTGGACCCCAAAATTACCGAGGACTTTTTAAAGGTTGCGCGGATGGAGATGAACCCACCCCCTGGCTGGAGCAATGAGCTAATCGATTCGCTCTATAACATGCGCAATGATGTCGATGACAACTCTCAGTACATCGGGATGAAGAAGATGGTTGGCCAAGACAAGCTCATCGCCATCCGCAACAATATCGGCAAGTATTTTACCACCAGCTACGATGTTTTTAACGACACCCGTTGGCGTCGCCGGCCAGAATTTACTGGGGAAAAAACAGCGGCCGCACCGCAAGGTGTGCGCCTGGCAGCGGCTGAAGCAGCGGTAGACGCCTGGCTGGTCGGTGATAATCGGACCCAGTACGCCAAGTATCGGGCGGAAGAAGCGCGCAACAATGAGTTACGCAAACACCCTGACCCCACTGACCCGGTGGCCAGGCTGGCTGCGCGCCGAGCTTACTTTGCCGAGAAGGCTGCCGCCATGAAGCATACCGGGGCCAACTTCCTGGACTATAAATTTAATGAATGGGAGCAGCGCACCCGCAACAAGCAGACCCACTTCCTACAGTATGGGCACGCTTACAATATTGATGATTCAATCATGAAGGATCTCAAATACATGCCCCCGGAAGTTCATCAGTTGATGGGCAAGTTCGGACCTGGCGCTGATATCCCGATACTGGACAAGTTTGGTAATCCCACTGGCCGCTATAGACAAACCAAAAACATGGGCGACATCCGCAAGATCTATCAGCAGTCCATGGAACGGCAGGCAAAATTCATTGCTGCCCATGAAATTGCCGATGGGATGTACACTCTCGGGCGTCAAGGCGGCTGGCTTTCACCGACCATGACTCCCACCTGCAGCGTGCGATTGCCAGAAGACTTCGATCACCTGGGCAAGGTGCGCGGCATGTACACGACCCCGGAGGTAGCTGCAGGGCTCACCAGTTATAATCAAAACCTGGTTAAATTTAAATCCGGTTTTATTGGCCAGGGGATACGCAAAATGGAGAGTGCAACACGTTACCTGGCTACGATGGGCAACCTCCCGCGCAGCATGGGAAACTTTCACACCACCTACATGCAGCCGATGGTAAATGGATACTACTTCCAGGGGCCTGCTTTGAAAGCGTTAGGCTTAAGCTGGAAGAAAGCAGGCCAAGTGTTCATGGCCGATCTTATGCGCCAGACTAATCCGCAGCGCCAGGCTGAGCTGGAACATTACATCCGGCTGGGACTGGGGGATAAGGAAACTAACATTCATGAGATGATGAACTTTATCCAGCACCAGGCCCAGGCAGGAACGGTGCCGCTGGATCTGCAGGAAGCCTACAGCCATTGGTCACAGCGAATAATGAAAGAACAACCATGGCTAAGAGCGGGTGAGACAGCAAAGGATTGGATGCAGAAACTGCACACCACCGGACCCTTCATGTCGAAGGTGATTCAATTTCATATGGAAAAAGCGATCCAGCGTTGGATCAATGATGAAGATGTGGCTAAAGGCGGCCGGCGTTTAAGTGATGAAGAAATTGAACAGACAGCTGCCAAAGAGATACGAGATACCAACATCTCTTATTCCCAGGTCAGCCCCAACATCATGGCGCTCCGACGCAACCCGTTGCTTGGCACCTTCTTAAGTTTCGGAGAGCAGCATATCAAAGCCTGGCTCAATAATGTTATTCATGGCTGGAAAAATTTAGTTTCCGATAACTCGCGCCGACGATGGAATGGAGCCGCACGATTGGGCGGGGCAATGAGCACTCTTCTGGGAACATACCTAATCCAGAGAGCAACCATGGCTGCCTTTGGGATCAGTGAGAAGGATGACGAAAACTTTCGCAAGCTCCTGCCGCCTTGGGAACAGCACAACGCCATCTTTTATTTGCCTAAAGACGGCAACAAGATGGCGTATATCAATATGGGCTATACCAATCAGGCCAGCACCATTTACCAGGCGTTCCACGCGTTGCTCAACATGCGGAACAACCCGGATGGAATCATGGGTGCTGGAGCAGATTTCGTGAATGAAATATTTAAACCGATGTACAGCTTCGGGCTTTTTACCGGCCCGGTGATTGATGTGGCGCGTAATCAGACTTCATACGGTACCCAGGTTTACAATCCTAATGAAGACATCTGGACCAGAAGCGGGGACATTCTTCATTATCTGACCCAGCGAGGACTCGGCGGATCAGTCGGGCACCTGTTAAGTGGACGAGCTTATGCCATCAATGACCAGGTGACACCTGGCGGGGCGGTTTACAACTGGTTGACCGGCCCGGCGGCTGAGATCACCGGCTTAGGCATGCACGAGGTGTCTTTTCCGGAGAGGTTCAGAAGCTATATAGCTTCAAGCAAAGATCAGATCGGTAAGACTGAGCAGCTCTTTACCTCGCCTATCCAAAGAAGCAACTCAAACTTAAGCGATGATCAAATCGCTGCGCTTTACCAGAAGAGCGAGAACGCGAGAAGGAATGCGTTCAATGATTTGCACGACAGGATTGAAGCAGCACGCTTTGGTGGAATGAGTTCAAATGAAATTAGGATTGCGCTGGCAGCCAGGCGCTATTCAGCTCAGGTAATCGATGATCTGATGGCTGGCCGGTACCATCCTTATATACCGAGCGAGGGAATCTTAAAGAATGCCAGGCATAACGGCAACTATGTGCCGAGCAGTTTGTTTTCCCGGCGCACCTTTCATTACGAGGAGCCTGAAGAAGAGGGAGAAGAATGACTAGATGCCAGCCGAACAAAACCACAAGGGAATGATGGCGTTACTGACAACGCTCGCCCAGAGCGGGCACGCCTGGGTGCAGTTCGGCACGTTGCTTCTCATTGCCGTGACCGGAGTCTTTAATTGGGTGGCGACCTGGAACGCATCGGATCGTAATAAGGAAGAACTCCAGGTCAATCGAAGGGTAGCCTGGGAAGGGGAGCAACGTTTGCGCGAAGACATGCGCAAGCAACTCCAAGAAGTTCACGACTGGATCAAGGAGAGCAAGGATGATTTTAATCGAGGCAACCAGGACAGTGCCGAGAATCGCAAAATGCTGACCAATTTATTGCAAGACGTCAATGGTATTGAACGTCAACTCAATAAGAAACCATGAAAATTGCTATCGATCCAGGCCACGGCGGCACCGACCCAGGTGCCGTAGGTAAGCACGGGCTGACTGAATCAGCCACTAACCTGATCATCTCTGAAGAGATGAGTAAAGTGTTGCAAGAATATGGTTGGAGCACATTGCTTACCCGGACTAGCGAAATATTTATCTCTCTTGGTTACCGGTGCGAAGTAGCAAACGATTGGGGCGCGGATTATTTCGTGAGTATTCATTGCAACTCGGACGGCCCGGATGCTCACGGGATTGAGACATTATATAAGACTGAAAAAGGTAAAGCCCTAGCAACACCAGTGCAACAGTCTTTGATTGCGGTAACTAGAGAACGTAATCGTGGATTGAAGCATCGAAGCGATTTGCACGTCTTAAATGGTACGCGCATGCCGGCTATCCTGGTTGAGGTGGGTTTCATCTCGCACCCGGAAACCGAGCAGCAGTTAATGAAGCTCGATTACCTGACGCTCCTGGCAGACGCGATTGCAATCGGGCTTGAAAATTTCGTCGATAATAAACCAGGAGAGTCCGATGAACATCGAGCAATTCAAGGATGAACTTTGTGAGATGATTGATGATGCTTACGCAGCTGCTTTAAACGAAGGGCACGATGAAATCCTGCAACCTTTCGCCATTAAGATTCACGAAGATGGCGGTGTTGATTACGTACCGCTAGGGTCACGTAAAAAAGCTAATCACAGTGTCTAAATGGAAGAAGTGCCGGGTGCCGATCTGTACGCGCCCCGCAATTGCGCGCCAGTTATGTGACGCGCACTGGAATCGTCTAAAGAAGACGGGAAAAATAGACGAAGAGATTCCTATTAAAGCGCGCCTCTGGAAAAGAAACCGCGCGGCGGGCTGCCCCCACAGGTAGCCACTCACGGCATATCGCCCTTGGCAATCAGCGATCCGCAAGATTTCACCGCGCTTGGGACTAGAATCTATCACCGACGCCTGCGGTTTCGAATAAACTTTTGTACCGTACGCAACACGCGCCTCCCCCTGGCACTTAAAGTATGAACTTCCCTGGCGCGCGCCAGGCGCACTTCCCCATCGTCGCTGGTAAAAACCAGCAAGGTGGAACAGTTTAAGCAGACTGTGATATCTCCAGATTTTGGTGGTGCGGGATACAAAGTACCCAGCTTTTGAGTCTCTTCACTCCAAAGATCTGCAGCGGTATCGACCTTGTACCCGCAGCAGGGCATGACTCGCTCAGGTAGATTGGGTTTGTCCTCCATTTTCCTCCTTGGGTTCACCGAACCCTACTCCAAAAGTGTTGACCCAGATAAGTTTACGAAGTCGAGACCCCGGCCCGTAAGGCTGACGCACCCAGTGCCCTGAACGCCAGTGGGGTGCCAGGTGCCAGCCGCCGCGCTCGTAAGAGAGGATATTGCCGGGAGCAGTAGCGCCCACCACCTGGGCAGCAGAAGCAATATGGTGCGGCTCCCCCGGCTTAGGCCGGATCTGGGACTCGCCAACAAACTTGGCGTAATAAAGGCCGGTGATCTGCCGCTTACCTGCCACCCCTGGCTTGCGCGCCACGCGCGGCTCGTATTCCAGCGGGTAAGCACCAAGGAATAGCAGAGTCTGGAGTGCCAGGTGTTCCATCTGCCTGGTCACAGCGTCATCAGCCTGGTCACAGTCCCAAGCGCTCTTCAAGTGTTCGGTCATCCCCTTAATCTCCTTGACCGTATAAGCTTTAAACGGTTTCACCATGGCGTAGGTGGTAAGATCAGCTTTCTGGGTGCCGTCTACGCAATTGACGATTCCGCTGATCACAATCGCTCGATCGGGATAGTGGAACGTAAAATTGTTGAAAGACAAGTTGGGCGTCTGATTGGGATGCATATGGATCACGTAATGATCCAGCTCAGTGGCGATATCAGGCGGCACGCACCGGCCCTCGTCTTCTTCCAGGAGCGAGATGTCCATGAACATCAGCCAGTGATGCTCATCCAGATTGATCAGGCGATCAGGCAGATAGACCCTGAAGGTGGGCCATTTCCATTTGAAATCATCGGCTGACATATCCTCTGGCAGTGGGGCATTGATGAGCCGTGCGGCCAGCTCGTGCTCATAGAACAGCGTAGGCCGGTTCAGGTACAGGCTACCTGCTGTGTTGCAGAAAGCAGCACACATGATGTCGTCCCGATAAGAGGAGTACGGCAAGCCCACCAGGGTCGAGAACTCCATGAAATTAATGAAGTCCTGCGGACTGTAATAGGGTGCCCGGTAATTGGGCAGGATATATTTTCTGCTGAAGAACAGAGCCCAGCACTTGGGTGCCAGTTTCTGCATTTGCTTCGCCGTTTTCATGGGCGGAAAGCCGGCGCGCATATCTATTTTATGTTGTTTAGCTATACCCGGAGGGTGCGCGACAAACTCCGAGTCTTCGTATTGATTACTCATTTGTTTCCTTGCTTGTTTCTTACATCGTCTTGAACATCCACGAGACGAAGATGACAAGAGCGAAGATGACTGCGACGTTGATTACATACCCTTCCATGTCTTGAAGTTCTTTAGTTCTTCAACACTAGGAAAGCGCCCGGTAAAACACCAGGCTCGATCGTCGATGTAAATTATGGCGGGAGGTTTTTCGTTGGTGATTGTCAGCCCTTCCAGGTACCGGCGCTCCAATCCATGATCCATGAACCAACGGGTTAACCGGCTGACCGACTTGCCGCTGTCGGCGCGAGAAGTATGAATGCAGACATCAAATCCTGCATCTTTATAGTCTCTGATAGCTTGTAAAGCTCCATCAACCGGTGGGTCGAATGGCGCGCCGTGGCCTTTCCAGCCGGTGTAATCGCTCAAAACTCCGTCAAAATCGATCGCGATTGTACTCATTTCTAAAAACGGTAGGGCTACAAATTTTTTTCACTTTTTTGGATGTATTACGTTGTAATACTAATGTTCTTCCCCGTATTTGACCATGGCTTTAGCCAGCTCGATCCGCATCAGCTCGGCAACCTGGAACCCTGGAACTTCAGACTCAGGATCAACCCGGATAAAAAGCGCCCGAACGGAGTAAGTGCTGTTGATCCGTGCGCGCAAGGCAACAATCGCCCAGGCGTCTTCTTCCAGGAAGGCCAGTTTATACGCGGTGCATTTGTCAGCCGGATTTTTGGCAGAAGCCAGCTTTTCCAACTTCACCAAATCTCCATCAACAATGTCTTTAAGCTCAAAAGCCTCCAACAAGATTCTTAAAAGGATCTTTTCATTGGGCATCACGATATGGATATACGGCCCAAGCGGGTGAAAGCATTCCAGGGCACGCATTTCAATTTTCATATTGTTTCTTTCCCAGGCCAAATTGGCCGTGTGTTTCAATTAAAATTTGTGCTTCTTCCAAGACTTTGGCAGTTAATTCATGCCGCTTAGCCAAAGACTCTCTGGTATCCGATTTAAGGACCTTGGCTTCATCCAGAATATCTAAAGCAGATAATAATAGTTGGTTAGTTTGTACCAGGCACCTGGTAATTTTTAATACCATCTGGTATTCATTTTCAGTCATTTGTTTCTTTCCACGGTAGTGCTAACTGATAAAAGAAAGGTTGCGCTTTCAGCCACTCAATAGCTTCCTGGTGACCAAGCAATGCTTCTTCCCTGGTCGTGTACCGGTCCACATAAAGATCGATAAATTGGTTAGGATGCCCGGTTACACAATTATAATCGCCCTTCCAGCGGTCGAAAATCATTGTCTCAAACCAGAGCGGCGGTTTACCAGGGCTGTACTGATGATTGAGTCCCAAGAAAACCGTGGAAACAAAAAAGCCAAAGAGATGATCCTGGGCGATATAGCGCTGAGAACCTTGACTTTGCTTTCCCCATTCCAAAATGGAGGCAGGCATAACTTCTCCATCTTCAGAGAGCACCGCATATTCTAATAATCTCACATTAAAATTCCCATGGTTTAAATAAGCTGCTCATCCAGCTGGTAAAAGAGGTGTCAGCATCTTTGATGTGCTTAAGTTCCAGCTTGATAACTCTTTCATGATAGTCTCGTTTAATAATCCAGGTTCGAAGTTCCTGGCTTTCACGATTAACCGCCAGGGCGACCACCACTTCCTGGCGCTCTGATTGTTCACCAGCCGGCTGGTTTGGCTTATAATCCGGAGAATTAGTTAAAGCCAGCCAGGCTTCCGTCACGAAGCTATAGGCGACCGATTCGTAACGAACGATCTGCATGCGCAGAAAAAATTCAGCCAGCTTTTTCTGGAAGTTATCATTCCAGGGCGTGGCAAAACGAGTCTCGTGATCGTTCTTATCAAACAAGGTCCAGGTTGGGGGCAAGGACTGATGTTTTTCCAACAGAACCTTGCGAGCATGGGCTTCCGCCCCTTCAAGCATTTTATTTAATTCCATATTTTTAATAAGCGCTTAATCCTTTGGAGATCCGTATCTGCCGCGCAGGGATGACGATGCCCCTGTTGCATTCGTCACAGCACCGGGCGTCAAAATCGTCGATAACCGGTTGGGGATTGTTGCCAAAGCCCTGGAAAGGCTTTTTGCAGATTGAGCAGATATGAATCGGTGTCGCACCCAGCCCGAATTTGCCTATGTGAAGAACCGGATATACCCGGCTCATCTGATCGAAATAATTGTTTGGGTCCAACCGCTTTTCCCATTCTTCAAAATGGATTTTCGCTTGGAAATATCCCGCTGGCAGCTTCAGGGAAATCGATTCGCCTTCCGCATTACTTGAAAGCGCCAGGGCGTAACCGCAGAGCGGGTTCTGGTACCCCAGATAATAAAAGAGCGGATAATACGGCTCACGCAGGAGCCCGTTGTCATCGACCCAGATATCGACGCTCTGCTCAACACGCGCCACATCCAGGGTGTCGCAATCGAGCAATTTGTGCCAGTCGAGGATATCGTCAGTTGTTTCTATCTCGTGAACCTTCCGTTGGAAGGGATCTATTAAATAACCAGTTAGTTTCTTCATTTTGTTTCTTCTTCCAGCTTTGCTATCAAGGTTCGTAAGGTGCTGGCCCTTAAACGAACCCAGTTTTCCGGCATGGCGCTCAAATGCGTCTTAGCCAGGTCAATATAATTGAGCAGATCGCTCAGCCTGCAATGCAGGTCGTAAAGCAGAATTTCCCGCTCTACGCCATTTAAATAAATAGGTTTTTCCTCTAAAATAAGATCGGGCATGGGCATTGTTCCTTTTTGGCGTGCTGAACCGCTCACCGAAAGCGAGCAGCAGTTACTGGATGCGCTCTTTCGTGCGCATCATGAAAGTACTTTTCGCAATAATCCGTCCACTGTCACGGTCACCAACGCTGCCGCTGGCGGCGGGTGTCTGGCGAAAGCGATTGCGGCTGGGATATTATGCATCGGCGCTAAGCATGCGCCTTTAGAGAAAACTGTCGAATTTTTGGATCAGCCTTTCCCAGCAATCGAAATGCCGTTGATCCTTGGTCGTAATGAAAGAGTGCCGGGATGGGGCGGCACGTTCCAGCGGGAAGAGATTGATCCAATCTGGGTCGAAGTAGATGATCTTCTTCGCAAGTTCCGGCCTGAACTGGCCAGGAGATTGGATTCGGTTACTGCCGAGTTTGCAGCGTTGGGCAAACAACTTTATCCAAATCCCAGCGCTTACACAGCGTGTGTAGCGATCACGATCGGATTACCGGCATCACTGGCTCCTTATCTTTTTATTGCCGGCCGCTTGAGCGCCTGGACCCAGATCGCCGCCAATTATTTAAGCGGCAACGGTTGAGGCATCGGCACTGTCCCAACCAGGGCCGGCGGTGGTGCGGGGATCGGAAGCACTGCGAGTCCTGCATTGGCAGGGCGAGGGTCGAGCTTGGCGCTTAAAACAGCCAGGACCCGTTTTACAGCGTCAACATTGTCGGGATTAACTTCCTTGTCCGCGTCAAGCAGCTCCAGGCGCGCCAACATGGCTGCTCGAATATTCAAAACCTCAATCACTCCCAACCCGGTAAAAGGGTCGCTGACCACGTATTGGGGCGGGGTGGCGCTCGGAATAATCGAACGGGTCAGGGGTGGGTTATCCAATTGATTGGGTTGGGTGCCAGCTGGCAATTTTACCCCGGCTGGCACTTGAGTTGAAAGCCGTACTTCAGGTGGAATTCCCGGTGCAGGAATTGAAGGAGGCATAAAAATGGTGCCGGGGGTGCAGTTACCCGCACCGGAGCCCGTTCACGCTTTGGAAAGGAGGTGAGTCCGAAACAAAGCAGATACGCTCTCTTGCTCCCGGCATTAAAATTACTTCTTCTTGGCTTTACCCATCCCTGGATATTTTGCACGCACTTTCGCGCGCACCCTGGCTTTTTCCTCTGAAGAACCGTGTTGACTGACGCGCGCCAATGCATTTTGTGCATGGCTGCGATCTGGGATCGGATAAGAACCAGCGCCTTTGCCTTCAGGCCCTTTTCCCTTGCCGGGAAGAGCGAAGCTTTTAGAGGGAAGCGCTCTGCGTTTAGCTGCTGTGAGCTTAGCCATTGGTGATTCTTCTTGTTCCAAAACCAAGGCAATAAAATTCTTTAAACCTTGGTCACTCACATGTTCCATCGGGCTGCTCCAAACCGCGGATCAGGAGAACTGGAACCGCCCATCTGGGCTTTGCTGGTTCTTTTTACCCTTTTTTTCTGACTGCAGCCCGCTTGGCTGCGAAATTTGTTCCTTGTGATGCGCGTGAAGATCGGCCGCCGCCGCCACCTTTTGGCACTGGATTTACTTCTCCTTCCATTGCTTTTTCGCGCGGGTTTGTTGCCCGGTCATGTCCTCCCGAACCACCTGAAAAGCTTGGGACTGGGTTGATATGCTTTGTGCCGTCATTGGGGCCGGGTTTAGCACCCCCGCCAATATTGGTTCCAGGCACGCGCGCAACCTGGCTTTCCATGGCTTTACATCCGGGATTGCTTCCTTGAGACATATGCGATTGTAGAATTCCCGCGAGTCGAATGACCCGCTTTTTCCACTTTGTAGTCTATAACTTACCATGTTTCAATGTCTTTCGAATTTGCTCCACGTTCCTCCTGGCGGTTGGAAGTACTACCAGGAAGATTCAGGCCTCGAATTGCGTGGAGGCGATTATTATGATTTGCGCGAGAAAGTGCGCAAGCACCGGCAAATCAATTCCTTTATGGCTGGGCCGGATCTGGATAATGAAATCCAGACTCAGATCTGCACTAAGTTACCCCCTAACGCGCGCGCAATATTCTGCCGACCTTGCCAATCGCCCTCTTCAGAGCACTCGGTTGACCTGGAAGATGTACGACATTTTCTCCAGGTCGCGGCGGCATGGATGAAGAAGAGAGCTTTTGTATCCCAGGCTGAGGCCGATACCAGGGCGGAAATTTGCGCTTCATGTCCTAAGAATATCCCAATTGAAGGCTGCCAGCCATGCCGTGGCTTAATCAAATATACTTTAGAACTTATCGGTCATAAGAGATCTCCTTTCGATGAGCGGCTGGGAGCCTGTCAGGTGTGTGGATGCTCTAACCAGGCACAGATCCATCTGCCCCTGGAAGCGTTAAAAAAGGGAATCACCAAGAAAATGGTGTTCCCCGATTGGTGTTGGAAACGGTCAGCGTGACCGTCTCAATCTGCGCCACAGGTCGAAGGCGACCGGACGCCACTTAGCCAGTATGAAGTAGAATGGCCAAGGGGTCTCAAAATGAGCTCGTGAAAGCTCATCATCAAACTCGAACTGATCCAGGGGATTGATGAAGCCGTAATGCCCCTCGTACATCCAAACAAGGAACTCGGCGTCATCCTGGATCGAGTCCACGCAACCCTCGTTACGTATGTCTTCATGTTCATGGTTCAAGTAAGCCTGTCGTCAAAGTTTTGAAAAAACTCTGCTTCAGAAACGTTGTTGGCGGCCAGCATCCCGGCGATTGATGCCCATACCTCTACTGCTTCCGGTACGCATTTGAAGAGCTGCGGCCGTTTAATGGGTTCAAAATCGCTGACACTGACCTGGTACTCACGAAGCTGGGCACTGTCAGCGATTATACCCATCACCTCACTCCAGAGATCCCAGATGAGGTTTTCTTTTGCGTCGAGCAATCTTGGGTCCTGGTTTTGGCTGTTTTCTTTTTTTTTATAGATTGGGATATCGTCAGCCATCGAGAGAGGCTGCTGCTGATAAGGCGCACTCCACATGTTATGCGAACCAGCGACTGGGCTGGTGCTGGTAACCATAGTCTGGCGGCGAATCAGTTTCTCTTTCCACTCTGGAGGATAGACGACATGCACATGCGGAGGCTTGGTCAGCACGTATTTAATCACATCCCGTTCCAGCTCCGGTTCTGCCGCGATGAAAGCCAGTACGTGATCAGGAAAGATAAACCAATCGGCCAGGTTCGTTGCCTGGCTGGTTCGGATGGATGCCCGGATAACTTTTCCGTCTTTCTCTTCTCCTGGAATCGTCCAGGTCATCCTCGAATGAATATCGAATTGATCGCTTTTCAGTTTGCCGACTGTAAGATGGAGCCCGTCACGGGCTTCCTCATCGTTCTTATCAGTCGAGGATTGAAACGCGCCTCCATCACAATGGCTATGTACCGTGCCGGCCTCAATCAGGCCGGCTTTAGCCCAGGTTTCGCGCTCTTCCTGGCTTATCTCTTCTTTCACAGTCATGCCGGTGCCATAGATCTGGCTAAGCGGAAAAATGATGATCTCAGATTTATCAGCCAGCATGAAGAGCCGCAAAATCACTTCATGCGCGGCATGGTCTTCCATGAATTTCAAAGCCGGCCACCAGCTTTGTTCCAAATGGATCTTCGGCCCGTGCCAGCGAAGGGTGGGGTCACCCTTCGGGATCGGAACGGGCATATAGCCCGTGACCAGCGGACTCTCGAAACGGGTATAAAATTTCCCGTCACTAGTAATGAATGGGTCAACGTACTCTTGCATTGTGTTCTTGTTCCTCGATAACTTTCGCGAATAAATCGTGAATCGAATCCGGCCGGCCAGCCGGATCACTCCAGAATTGGAAGCTCGAATCGTTGGGGCCTTTAACGAAAATGATCAGTCCGGTTTCAATCGATTCGGCTTTATCAGCCTGGATTAAGTCTGATCCGGTCGAATACTGCTGAATCTGGTCCCAGTCATCGCCCCACTCTTTTTTAGCATGAGCCAGGAGAGCGTCATTGCCGGCGTCCAGCAACGACTTGGGCACCGTAAGACGGTGCTCGTAAGATTCGAACAGCTGGCGTTGAAGTTGTTTAACGGTGCGAATCTCACATCGCCGTACTCGAATCTCAAACTGCGGCTCAGGCTCAACCCCGGTCAAAAAGAAGGTTTTGACCGGAACAGGAAAAACCAGGAATGATGGACTAGTTCGAAGCTGTTCGAAGCAGCTTTTGATTACCGGCGTGATCGCCATCCGTTGCGCCATGATCCAAGCCATCCAGGCGTCGATATCAGGCGCTTCCAGTTCATCCGGCACCCGCAATCCCATCTGAGTTCTTATTGCCTGGCTGATTACCCCTTTCATTTTGGGAAACCGCTGCATCTGAGCAAAGATCAAGGGCGGCACGTCCAGGGCGCTCAAGTTGCGCGGAATTAACTTGAACCAGCCGCGCCACAAGATCTTTCGCTCAGCTTTGTTAAGCGATCCCGGAGGGCGACCGGAATGATAGCCCATCAGATCGCCAGTACCATTGACCAGAAAGAGCTGCAGGGCGTCGATACGCTTAAGCAATGGGTTGTAATAAGCACAATCGGATGTGAACTGGATCTCTTCTTCCGGATCGCGCTCGGCGAGCAGAACAAAGTCAGCCCCTGATTGTTGCCCTTCAGTGATGATTTTAACATGGTGATTTACTGCGTTGATATATAGCTGAAATTTCATCGCATTGGTTTGGTGTTAAAGGCCGCAAAATTGCACATGTGGCGCATCGGCCAATTGATCTTCTCCACCTCGTGGCCATGATTGGTGATGAACCAATACAAGTGCATCATGAATCCGGCGCTTAAGTAATTGGCCAGAGCCAGCTGGCGATTTTGTTCCTGCGGTAATCCCTGGCAACTGGGGTTGGTCGGATCGTTGCTTTGATCGTTAAGCAGCTCCGGATAATAAAGCCTGGGATCGGCACTGCTGCCTTTCCAGGCTTTTAAATAGGGGTATGCCTCGCTATCGTTGTACTCGTTGCCCCCGATGATGGTCATTAGCGCCTTGTCTTCGTCAACCAGGTCCAGGCATAAAGCGCGAGCAACATGATTGTCCGCGCAACACCAGAGACAACTCCACGGTCCTTCGATAGAATAAAGGTCCCAATCCCGCGATAGATAATTCGGGTCATAGTTTATGATATGCAGTTCAGCCAGGGCTTCCGCTTTGTTCCAGCCGATAAAGGTTTGGTCAAAGAGCTGGCGATCAATGTTCCTGGCTTCCAGGATGTCGCCGTCACAAACCGTGATATTGGCCGGAGGCTTGACCATCCGCTTGAGCAAGGGCACCAGCCAGCTGGCGGTGCCCCCGGCTCCAACAATTAAATGGCTCATAGATAGTTAAGTAGTTCTTTCAATTTGCCGAGATCCGGCGCTTGTAGTTTGGAGATCTTGGCCAGGGCGGATTGCGTCAGGTTATAAATCTGGCTCAATTGCTCTTCTAATTGCGGGTCGAGCGCGTTCAACGTGTCGCGCGCGTAGGGGTCCAGGTAGCCTTGGGCCAGGATGTTAACCAAGGTGAAGACATCGAAATGGTCGTACCTGTTCCTTACTCTGCTGGTAAACTGAGCCAGCAGGTTGGCCCGGTGAATCTTGATCAAGTCAGCCAGGGCAGCGCTATGGTTAACCCTGGCTTTCTCAACCACTTCATGGTGCCAATTATCTTTATTTGGTTCGATCATACGTAGGTGACAATGCGTCCGGTGATGTCCGCCAGATCCTTGTTGGCGGCCACGTGGCATTCCTTGATTCTGTGCGGGTTTAAAGGCGGCAGCATCGGCAGCTCCGCTTTTGTGCTGTCAAAACGGACCAGATCGTTCAGGATCGCGATATCGCCCTGAATGAAGGTGTCCGCGTTCCAGGGGCTCGATGAGAGCATAGTCAGAATACGCGACAGCTTGCCCGAGTCGCTATAACGGTTGTCCAGCGCCTTGACCAGAGCTGTCTCGTTGTGACCGAAACAGACCTGGTAAGAAGACTCGAAGATGTTCCCGAAAGGCGGCCGGTAAATCTGGCCGTCGAAATATACCCAGAACTGGACCAGGTTGCCGCTGGATACGGAGAGAAAGAGCCTCAAGCCCGCCTCGTACCAGAGGTTGAACTGGAACTCGCAACGCAAGGGGAAGCTGTCTTTCACCTTGCAAAAGCAAGGGGATATCCATTCCCCAAGCTCGTGCTCTTCGTATCCTTCATCGTTCGCGCGCTTGACCGGATGGTAAAGCGTGTCAAAAACCATTGACCCGCTTGAAAGTTCCAAGACCGCCATCTTCCAGGGGGTCGCGCTCGAGCGCACCGCCAGGTGCAGGAGCCCGAAAGGCACCTCGGCAATGCGCGGGAAAATTAATTGTTTCTCTTGCGCGAACCTGGACACCAGGGCGTCAATGTTGTAGACCGGCTCACAAGCGATCGAGACCCGGTGAATGCCCTCATGGGTCAGGGTCAAAAAGCTATTTGGCAGCTGTTTCATTCTTAATTTCTATTAAGACTTTTAAAATGTCTTCCAAGGCGTCAGCGATGCGCGCTAGGTCGTTGTAAGCTTTGGCTTCAGCGTTGGTCATGGTTTCTTTTCTTTCTTGGATTTAGTTAGTTTTGTTAATCGTTTCTTTTCCTTAGCCTTGATCTTGTCCAGCTCTTTGAAAGCCCGCGCCCATTTGTAGCGTGTCATAAGCAGCGGTCCTTCCTTGGCCAGGAGAGCATTAATGTAGTCGATAATCTCCAACATTTGTTCATAGGAGATTTTCATAGCTGTTTCATTAAACGTTTAACTTCGCGTTTGGATTCGCCAGGGCGAGTGCCGATTAAAAGCAGTTGTTCTTTGGGGCTGCGCCTGGCACGCGCCATATTGCGCGAAGCGGCCTGGATTTGTCTGTTAGTTCTTTTATATTTCTTTAGTTTTGCCATAAAAATAAAAACCCCCTGACCGCTTCAAGGCCAGGGGGTATCAGTTTATTTTGGTGCTAGCTTAAATAGCTAGATTGCAGGGAATCAGAAGATTCCCCAATACCCAGTAGGCCTTGGTCGCGGCTCGCGCCTGAAGCGCGATCTCGTCCCCGTCCTGGACCACGTAACCGTTGTCGACGGCCGCCCCGCCGATTAAGGGGACGCTATTCTCCGTAAATCCCACTACCGCGCGGATATTGGGATCTTGCATCAATGCCCCGACCGTGGTGCCTTCCGGCCGGTCGACCGTTACACTCTGCATTCCATATGATATGGTGATCTGCATTTTGTTCTTTCCTTGTTGTTAGTATTGCTTCTTTAGTCTTCAGCCAGGGGGCATACAGCCCCTCTAAGGAAGAAACAATAAGACCTCAGGGGAAGTGCGGTATGTAGCTATCCCCCTGACTGAAATCTTATGGTGTAATAATCTTGGTTCCGCCCTCGATCTGGGAATAGTCCCAGCCCCCGTTGGGATGAGCCGGTGCGTAACGTTTGGTGCAGGCGAAACTGTCCCCAATCAGGATCGCGCACGGCAAGACCCTGATCTCGCCATTTTCAGGCGGCAGCTTGCGGCCCAGCATCCAGATGACTTTGTCTTCCTTGGTGTCGTGCGCTTCCCATAACACCATCGATTCGTCTTTCATTCCGTCCCGGATATTGTCCAGGGCGAACCTGGTGCCGGGGTCCTCAAAGGGGTGGTGGCTCAGCCTTTCCATATATCTCTAAAATCCTTTGTTTGATTGTTGAATCGTCATTATAAGGGCTTCCCCGCCCGGGGAAATAAAGCATGAGCCGTCCTGATTCCGGGATCGGAAGCGTACCGTCCTTGGTCAACCCCGCAAACCGGTGGCTGATCGAGTTGATCCGGTTAAGGATTGCGGTTTTGCTCTTTTTGGGTTGCGGGCTTCTGATAAGCACGAACCGGTCGCCGGTTACCTGATGCTCGATCTGGGCCGCTATCACCCTCCCAGAATAAGCCCAGGTGGTGATCCGATAATTTTGGACATAACGGTATTGCACATCGTCCCGGCCTTTGCGCGTGCGCCGGCTGTACTGGCGGTAAAATGCTTCCAGGTAGCGTGAATAATTCATGAGGGTTGTGTATTGCTTTTGCGTTCGCGCTCGATTTCTTCGCGCTCAGCTTCTTCCTTGATTTGAATGAGCCGGCTAAGGTAGTCGGCCAGGTCGAACACCCCGCGTTTCTGCAGCCGCCGCCGGAGCCGAATAAGTTCTTCCAAGTGAAGAACTTCTGTTAAAAGATAAAAATTTTCAGCATCAAACTTGAGCTTTTTAAAGAGCTCTTCATCGATCATGATCGTTTCTTTCGTTTCTCTTTCTTGATTGGAATCGGAATCTTCACAGTTACCCGGAACGGGCCGTAATTCTGCCGGTTTCTTTCGCTTGAGGCCTTCATAGCCAGGGGCAGCTGAACTTCCAGGATCTGGTCAAGATCAGCTAAGACCTTGATCTCGTACCCCTGGTATTGAAACGATCCTAAGAAGGTGTAATCCTTACGTTGTTTCTTCATTGGATCTTTGTTCTCGCTCTAGAAGAAAAGAAGGCCAGGGGTCTCTCCCCCTGGCCAACTTTTTTATAGGTCTGCTTTGGTGATTAAAGCTCTGATATCCTTGAACGTGCGCTTTTCCTCGTCGTTCCAGTCGGCAAGCGTTTCGAAGGCCTGGGTGTGATCCAGGTCTTCATTAATGATTTCCAGAAGCCGTCTTGGAATCTCCTCCGTTTCCCCATAAATATGATGGACCGCTGCGCTTAAGCACAAGGCGGCAGCGTGCTTTGAATCGGCTTCGCAGGGGTTCCCGTTATGGTCGCGCGCCGTTACGCCTTTAGTCCAGCGGCTTGGGCGGCTGAAGAATTGTTGTAGTGTGAATGGTTTCGGGATCATTTTGGTATTCCTTGTATTGAGTTTGGAGTAGATCTTGGGATAGCTGGTCCGCTACCACACGCAGAATTTGCGGTAATCGAACCAGGATGTCGGGAGTTGTCTGGGCGCTGAACCCTTCCCCCTTGTTCCCGTCAATGATAAGCAGGATCGCCCCTCGGGCCTGGGCGTGTTCCCTGCAGAAAGTACAAAGGTCGTCGTATTTACCAGGGCCGTAACTCATTGTTCTTTTAATTCCTCCTTTATTTGTTCTTTCATCTGTTCTAAAGCCTCCTGTACCTTGGCTTCAATCAGCTCTTCCAAAGAATCGCGCAGAGTGCGCATCTCGTACCTGGAACGGATAGTCACCAGGTGTTCAGCTAAAGCGTTCAATACATGAGCGCTCTTCTCGTTATAAACAAAGGTGAGCGTGCTCCTGGTTGCGCCTTTGGAAATCTCGCACTTGAACCAGACAGAGTTATCTTGAGGCGGCGAATGCACCGTGACGGCGCACTCGGGCAAGTGAAATGGAATGTGTCTCATTGGTTGGTTTCTTCCTCAAATGATTCTTCCTCCAGCAATGCGTAACAGCTGGCATGGACAATCCGCAAGTGCCGGTAGTGTGATACCTGCCCCCTGGCTGTGACGACCAGCCCCGTGGTCAGCGCGGTTAAGGGAAGATTGCAGATCGCACAAAGCCGGTTGGGACGCAGGTTGGCGGAATCAAACAGAATTTTGGGCATAAAAAAACCCTGGCAGGTTTTTGGCCTGCCAGGGTATTACTTTTTTAATCTTTATTCCCGAGTTGCTTCGGCAATCTCCTTGCGCCCTTCCTCGATCGCTTCAGCGAGGTGTTCCATCAAGTGGTCGATGCCAACTTCCCAGGTGGCAATAAACGCATTGTTCATCCAGGCTCTTAATAAGGCTTTATTGGCGCTTTCCAAAAAACCGTAGGCCTTGACCAGCTCGTGCAGCTTGGCGGTGGCAAGGGTAAGTTGGCGCGCAGCCTTAATCTTGTCCGCGCGCGTGGGCAGGGCTTTAAGCTCCGCTTCCGTCAGGACGGGGACTTGTTCAATACCGAATTTATCGTAATTATTATGCATGTTTCTTTTTTGTTGTTAAGCCTCTAGCGTGATTGCCAGAGGGGATTACTGCCCACTTCCAGCAAGGAGGTGGGCAGGATATCCATTACTCGCGGCTGAAAATCCATTTAGCCGCCCATTCAGGGGCTCTGAAAAGTGAAAAAGAGCCAAGGTAAATCAGCCCTTCGACTATCTTTAACGCATGATAAACAGCCAGATCGATCCGTTCTTTAGCATTCATTTGGATTTGATCTCGTGGGCCTCCTCAATACATCCATAAAGGATGTAGTGCTTCTTCTCATACTCGTCCTCGACCTCCAGCCAGAAAGGCCAGATGGCCAGGATGGTATAAGTATTGGTGTGCAATTTGAGCCAGCCGGCCATCTGCTCCCAATAGCTAATCCGGAACTCCTGGCCGGTTTTTCCGGCAAAGACCAGCTTGGATAGTTTCTTGTGATAGTCGCTCATAGGTGATGGAAAGTATAGTAAGCAACTTCCATTTGATATGTTACATAGCACCCGAATAAGAGGAGGACGACCATCCCGATGATCCAGGCCCAGAGCAGCACAACAGGCCAATCGATTTTCTTTTTCATAAAAAACAGGCCAGGGCGATGCAAGCCAAAGGGATTAATAATATCCCCATAAATGCATATTGGAAGAGGACTGATAAATCCGATTGGCCAAGAAGGCCAAAGAGCCAGACCAGGGCTAGCAAACCACTAGCCAATTGCGATATAAGTTTCATTGTTTTGTTTCTTGTTAAGACGAAATTCGGGCTAACAGAATTAACTGTTAGCCCAACATTGCTAAATTATGTTTTAGTTTACTATGACTTGGCGAAGGCCTTACTCTTGAAGTAGCGTTTGCCGTCGATGATGATGCAGATTGCTCTGCCCCTATTTTGTTTCTTTTTGCCTTGTTTCATTTGTTTCTTTTGTTGTGTTTAGCAGCCTCCAACCAGCGGTCAAGCAGCGTGCCTGAACAATCCAGGTCGATTGCCCGGTAATACTCTTTTAACCATTCCCGCCAGCTGGCCACATATTCTATCGCAGCCTTTCTTCCTTTGGCGGAAAAGATGGCAAGCGCTTGGCCTATGACTGCATCCAATTGGTGAATGCGCTCGATGCGCGCTCGGCGGCCGATTTTCAAGCCAGAATTGCGGCCGGGGCCGTGCGGTTTCTTGCTGTTCCAGGCGCGCGAGCGCCAGGGTGTTACTTCTTTGCCTTTAAAAGGCGGATCATACATTATTTTGTTTTCTTTTTGCCCAGGATCACATACTTGTGCGTGTCCTTGGACGGTTTATTCTTTTGGTTTTGTTTCTTCTGCCAAGCAGCCAGCCAAAGCTGGCTTTTGGAAGTGGCCAGGCCTCGCCTGGCCATCTCGGATTGGATCACGTAATAAACGCGTGTAGGGCTCTCAGAGGTGTCTTGATACGCCACCTCCAGAGCCCAGTTCAGTTCTTCCAAATCTGAATCTGGCACTTGATGATACCAGTCCAGCGGCACATGCTTATGCCATTGTTTCCTGGCCATACCAGGTGACGAGTTTCTTTTTCATTTTGTTTCTTGCTTTCCTTGATGGCTGACGCCCAAGCGGAATCCCTCTGCGGTCGCGACCCGCGTCAACCCAGCGCTTGAATTGTGAGGCTCACAAGAGTTCACCACTCTCGTACCAAAAAAGGCTTTACGTTTAAAACTCCGCTCAGGAGTCAGCCATCAAGTTTTTGTTTCTTTTAGTTATTGCTGGCAATAAGATGCCAGCTGTTTAAGCCAGTGTGCTTGCACACTCCGGCCTGAAAATAAACGCCGGCTGTGAAATCAGCCGGGGCATCGATGGCATGCCAGTAAGGGTCGATATTGATTAAGTACATAGTTTGTTTCTTATGAATAAGTATGGCGTGGCAGGCATCCCGATTGACTGGGATTCAGTCAAAGCCATGTATTGCTCAGGCCAGACGGCCCGGGAGATTGCGACAATATTCAAGGTTTGCGCCAACACCATTCAAACTCGCGCTAAACGAGGAAAATGGAGTTTGTTACGAAAGCGCACCGCTGCAGCCAAGCAGGCTGCAGCTATGGGTCAATCGCCGTCTAAATATTTAGAGCCCGAGCCAGATAGGCCCGAGCCGGTTATGTTTAGAAGCAGTTCAGAAGTTTTAAAAACTGAACCGAGACGCAGCAATGAATTTGCATCCGATGTTGAAATAATTAAGCATGCTATCACTATCGGTGACAGCACGCAGTTTAGAAGCAGAGTACTAAAAGCTAATGATAGTGCTCTTAAAGTGCTAGAAGATAACCCGCCTACCAATGTCGGAGAGTGCGATCGCTTTGCCGAAGCACTCACCAAGGTTGAACGGATCGGCGCGCGCACTTACGGATATGACCGTGAGGCGAACCAACCTGTGGTTAACATTGCTATGCTAACCTCCTCCGACGCAGATTATGATTAATAATCACGTTAGCGATTGCTAACATCGGAGGATTGGGTAAAGCAGCTAGCTCTAAACAAGCTTGATTAAACTCGAAAGCTAGCATCTTGATATATAATTCATGCGGAGTGATAGCTAAATCCTCCGCAGTTAATTCTAATATTGGTTTTCGCATTTGTTTCTATTGTTAAGCAGTTTGCCTTTAACAAACTGAACAAAACCCGGGCTAATGACTAGCCCGGGCTTGTGTTCAGTCGATTAAGACTTATTCGGTCTTATCGGTTAACCGTCGAACGAACGAACCGTCTGGCAAGACGTCGAAACCTTGCGCGTTCGCTGATTGCTTCATGCGCTTGTTTTGCGTCTCAGTCTCCAAAGCATTTGCAGCCTTGATGACCGCATCAACCTTGTTATTGGCCAGAACTGGCGGGATGAATTTAAAATTCGCCACACCATTCTTACCAACACCCTGGAAGCTTCCCTTACCGCCAAGCTTGCGAAACATGGCTTCCAAAAGGTCGTTCAACCCTTCGTTTATCATGATCGCACGCACCTTGCGGAATTGCTCCGCACGTTGCGCTTTAGGAATGCCAGCACCGTCTTGAGCTTCCGAAACCGTCTTGCTCAAGGTTTTGCCTTTTTCCCAAGTAAAGGTCAATGCTCCCAACCCTTCGTACTTGCTCAATTGCGTTGCAATGTGAGCGTAAACCGCATCAATCGAATTGAATGCGGCCAGGGTGGATTCGTCGACAGTGATTAGTGCATTGTTGCTCATATGTTTCTTTCTCCATGTCCCCTCCCTTGCGCCGTAATTGGCTCTAGGGACGTCTGCAATGGCAGACTAGGCTGATATGCCAGAGGACTTGAGAAAGCTCGCCAGACGGCCGTTTAGACCGTCTAGCGTGCTTGCAAAAATCATTATCGTCACATTCTTACGTCCACGAGTCACAACACAGCGCATTGCACTTGCAATGGCGTAACGTGTTCGCTCTCTTACGGCAATGTGTCTCCGTATCGATACAGCACCGCTATCGATTGCGTTTCGCCTTGTCTCCGCTTGTGTCGCTTGTCTCAGTCTTTCTCCCGCTCATATCGCACGCGTTGTCGCCTACAAATTGCTCTCAGCTTCACTTCGCTCCCATGCCATCGCTGACCGTGAACGTTTTCCCGTTGCGCCTCTGCGAGATTCCAACCTTGACGCCTGACAGGCGTTTATCAGCATCGATTTTCAATGAACTTGTTTCTTCGGAGGAAATTCATCCTACGCTAACGACCGTCTGGCCGTATCTGCGAGCGCTCTAGACGCCCACCGTTGCTGTCGTCCCCATAGGGTAGGCAACGAACCATCCTGGTAACCTATAGGGGCATCCGACCCTGGCACCCCCCCCTCCCCCCCCCTGGGGGGGTCGCCGCGCATTCGCGCGCTCCCTATACGGTCTGGAAGAGAATTGGGTTTTGCGGCATATTGCGTTGCAGTGCTAGCGGATCGAAAAAAAAGCCCTGGACGAAATTGGCCAGGGGTGAAGAAATAATTCCTCCCGACTACCCGACTAGAAATCGAGTTCCTATAGACCAGCCAAAAAAATTAGGGGGTAACTAATTGACAATATATTGGAGATCTGTTACCCCCCCCCTATTTTTGGTACGGCTATAGGGATTTCAAATGTAGTCGGGTGTTCCAAGGGGGGCATTGCACTGGCAATCCTGGGCAATGCGCTAAACCAGCTCTTCAACGTATTCTTTTGGATCAACTGGTATTGCGTTGTGCTGGCTGAGCAAATATCGGTAAAAAGGGTCGCCCCCTCTGGTATTTCCACATCGGTAGCGAATTAGAAAATATTTCCCTAATCGGTAAACGATCGTTCCACGATCATCAGGGCCATCAACAATCTTCAAAGCCTTGAATTTCATGGCCAGGACCCGGTTCTGGTTTTTCTCCAAAGCGCTCGAATCGCGTATTGTCATGTCGCATCCCGGAATCCCCAGCCCCGCATCCGTCACAAGTTTGCGCAGCTGGTTGATTGTGAAATAGGTAGGAATTAACCCTTGGGTCCAGAAAAACTTAGGGGCTACTTCATAAACTTCCTCGCTCCACGCCACAATCGGATTTGATAGTTCTCCTTGGGCGGCGACTAACTCGAAAGTAACTTTGTTAGTTTCCAGGACGTTTTCCAGCACTCCGTTAATACCTACGCTCCACGATGGAAACCGGCAGTCGGGTTCGCTAACCGGTTCTCCCATTAACACCCATTTCTTGATTACGGCATAGATAGCGGCCAGGAACTTCCCCTGGTTTTTCTGAATCCAGGAGCTGACCAGTTCCCCGCCCGAATCGCTCCAGGCAAATCCTGATCCGTTCGGGCGGTTGATGCGCATGGGAATGATCCGGGTGGCAAACTGTTCTTCCAGGGTGAATCCTCTCACTCCTGCGAGCAACAGAACAAACTGCTCGATATCCACCTCGCTCATCGGATGAAAAGGAAGCCGGATTTTTTTTCTGCCAGCGCCTGTCAAAAGCGCGTTCATGATGGGCGATTTGATTTTCCCGTCCAGCTCATCGACGAAGAAGAAATTTTCCCCATGGTAGAGAGCATCGCTTAAGAGTTCTTCCAGTCCTCCGATCGTGGTGCGTCCTGCCAGGGTATTTGAGTCGACATCCTCTCCGTAAATCCATCCCACCGCCTTGTGCCAGAAGGTTTTGCCGGCATCGGGCTGGTCGGCGGTGATCAGGAACGCCGGCACCGGGCGCTTGATAAATCCCCCGGCTAACAATGCCGGGGTAAAGAGCTCGGAATAAGCGCGGGCTAGATCAATTTTATCCACCCACTTCCAGAAGCTCACCAGTTTAAGGAGCCAGTCTTTAGCCTCACCCAGCTCCATCTCCAGATCTCTTGTTTGAGCGGGATCGCCTAAAACAATTGCTTCCAGATCCGGCACATATTTTTGGGTGACGATTTCTGCCCCTCCTTCTGTTCTTACTAGAATGGGTGAGTGAATAATCCTGGTGGCCAGGGGCAGCTGGCTGGTGTGGTGTAGAAAATCTTTAATAATTTCCCGTGGAGGCAGGCAGGATATGATTTTGTCTTTTTTGTATTTTCCAAAACTGATATGAGCCGCTCCGCTCTGGCCGATGAAGGTGTTGACGGTAAAGTTAATTTCCCTTGGCATGCCGGGCCGCCAGCGGACCAAGTGTGGCGGATCGGAACGGTTGCGCGCGAAAAATTCGCCGGTTTGGGCGAGTTTAATGTAGAAGCGGTCCATTTCAGCACTGAGAGCTTCGGAGTCCTGATAGATGATGATTTTTTCCAGGGCAAAGAATGCCGCCTGAATTCGCCTGGACTCTATCTCGTTGGTTTTGCCTTCCCCTGTACAATGGCTGTGGGAGCAATGGAAATTGGGGATTGAGCCGTCGATTCCCGTAAATAGAATGGTATCTTCTTCGCGTGAATCGGTGGAATGCTCTTTTTCGCCTGGGCACTTTACTCGCCATTTGAGCGGATCGGAGTCGTCGATTACCTCATAAGCTTCTCTGATCCAGGCTTCCCAGTTTTCAGCTTGCTCGCTGGTTAAAGGAGCGTGAGCCTTGAGCGATTGGGTTCGTTTTTCCGGCTCGATTAAGGGAGGCCACTCTTTCCAGCGTGCGCTGGGGCAAACCAGGCTGGCCCATTTAAGGGGCACTAACCCCTGGCCTATTACCCAGCACTGATAAAACATCCCGGCGGGGTGTTTTCCATGAACGACCGAGTAATTCCCCTCCGAGCGCCATTCGACATTTCCGCTTCCTCCGAATTTGATCGAGTGCCATTTAAGACTGAAATCGCCTTCGAATAAGATCCACAGAGTAAACCCTTTTGCCCCGATCGTGATGAGTGCGTTTTTTTTAAACTGAGGATTTTTGCTAAAGAATTCTTCCCAGATGTCTGCGTCAACCACATCGAAATCAAACGCGCCCAGGCGGGTTTTAATTCCCTGGGGAACGGCGACATTGCACGGGGTGTTATAGAGATCGTGCTGATAGGAGGGTGCTAGAGTATCTTCTTTTGTTCGTGTTCCCCAATTTTTTCTATAACGATAATAATTGTGCCAGGGTTCTCCTTTTTCCTTATTCCATTTTCCCTTGGTCCCTGGTGGCAGAATCAGGGGTATCGCTGATGGTCCAAACAACGCAAGTTTGTCGCGGAGAGGCAGATTTGTCTTGTCAACCGCATTTTCGAGTGGTAACGGTGGCACGGAATAGGCTTCTTTCTGGCAATGTGGTAGTTGCTGGGGAGCGAGCTAACAAAAACGGGGTTGGAATCTTCGCCTTAAAGCCCTTGCCTTGCCTTAAAACAGAGAAACCAGCCTTTTGCTTATAATCGAACCCTTGAGTCTCGCCAAGTCTCAAGGGTTCATTTTTTATAAATTTGTAGAAATCGGGTTTACTCCTTTAGTTTTACTCATCAATGCGGCCCCAGCGGTCGGGGACCAGCGCGCTGGTGGAGCGCAGGGCGGCGGTATGAAAAAAGTTGGGGTACTGTGGGTGATCCTTTAGCCAGAGCCGCGAATAATAGGCCCGGTGATTATTGGGAAGCTTGAACTCCTCGTCCGAGCGGATCTCGATCTGCAGGTGCCAACGCAGCCGCTCCCAGATTGTCGCGATGGCGTATTCCCTAAAACCCCGTGCGATCGCCTGGTTGGCGAACTTGCAGATCAACTGGTAAATGCGCGGGTTAGCCTCGTGGTAAAGCCGCCATTCTTTCTGGAGCTGGCCCTCATCGCCCAATTCTAATTCCAGGGTAGTCATACGAATTCGGTTTCAGTCAAGTCGCTGTCATTGATTGTATCGATATCTGCTAACTTTCGCCTGACTCGCGCTGCGATCTGTTCTTCTATGCTGCCAGAGCAATAGATTAACTTCTGGATCGACTTGCTCTTTCCCCCGGCCCGGTGGACCCTGCCCAGCGCCTGGCGTAAAGTCACTCCGCGCCAGGTTGGGCAAACCAAGGCCAGGCGGGGGTGGTTTCCCGATAAATCATGCAGGTCGATGGAAGCGCCCCCGCTGTCGATCGTTGAAATAATCGTTTGGGTCTTGTTCTGCTGGAAAAGCCGGATGGAAGTAGCTCTTTCCTCCTCATTCTGGCCTCCATAGATGTAACCGGCCGCCGGAAAGGCCAGTTCCCGCAATGCGGCCATCGAGGTGAGGAAGTTGACGAAGATCACGGTCGAATAACCCTCTCTTAGCCCATCATTAGCTTCCTCAATGATGGCCGGGACCTTCCCAAGCTCCGCGCGCATCCTGGCAAAGAGGATTTGAGGTAAAACATCGTTGCCGGCATTGAAATCCGGGCCGTTAGGTCCATTTAGAGCCTCTTCTACGCGTGTTTCGTGCTCCAACTCCCGGATTTCGATCATTTTACGCCATTTTTCGAGGTTTTTAGCCTCAAAATCGCCTTCTACGAGGTCCAGGACGAATTGGCACTCCGGGAAGCCTTTTATCTCGTTTTTCCGCATTCTGGACCCAAAATGAGGAAAAATGTGCCGGTTTATGCCTTCCAAGTGCCTTTTTTGCCCGTCAAAGTGGTATCCGGGGAATCCATAGTTCCTTTTGACCCCGTTTTTGAATCCCCAGCGGTAAAAGTCCTTTAGATTATGGAACTTGAGCAAATACCCAAGAGCCCACATCCTCAGGGGGCTTTCGATGGCGGTGGCCGAGAGCATGAGGATCGAGTGCCCTTGGAGGTAAGTGTTTATGAGCAGGCGTGCATTCAGTGTTTTATAACCGCCAGCCTCATGTATTTCATCGAACACGTAGAGCCAGCCCTCCTTATTGGGCAATCCCCGCCGACGAGCCATCTCCCAGTTGCCGACAATGCCGCTTCGGCCCCACTCTTCCATCCACCAGCCCCAGGTGGGCTTCATACTCTTCTTGCAGACGACGATCATGTTTTTCCCGAGTTTCCGAGCCAGGGCGCAGGCGCATACAGTTTTGCCGGTGCCCAGGTCGCTGGCGTCCAGGGCTACGTTATTGAACATGAGTGCCCGTTCCAGGGCCTCGACATGGGGGATTTGATAATCGAAGAGCTCTGGGGCAGTTGACAGGTATTCTTCTATACTTGATAAGGGATTTTGATACATAAGATGCTCGTGAGAGGGAGGGCGAGGTTTTTCACTCCAAAGTTCATCCTTAAACCCTCCCTCTCGCTTTTTTTTTATACGGGTACGGGCGGGGAAGTTGAAATCGTGAATCCGACAGCTGAACCGGCCACCACCTGGACATCGAGTACTCCGGTGATGGTTTGGATGCCACTCCCCAGATCGGCATCGGCTTGGACATTGATCTGACAGGTGCCAAGAACACTTCCTGGCACGACATCGGCGGATAAGCTGTCTGCGCTGATCGCGGTGACGTCGGCAATCTGCGGATTGGACGAGCTCCAGCTGGCGAGTCCGTCGATGGTTGCTGGATTGCCTTTGGCGTCGACGGGTTGAATAGAAGCGGTGACTTTACGGTCGTTGGGTAGGGCGAGCATAGAAACGTTTTTGGTGATGACTCCGTTGTGGTTGATTGAGAAATCCAAGCGGGGCTCCTCCTGGACGATTTCCAGCTCAAGCGCCCCGCTTACTTTGATTTTCACTGCACGCTCGCGGTTTTCTTCTGCACGTCTTCGGGGGTGACGCCTTCGGGCAGGGGTGCCGATGAGAGCGGGTACTTGGATGGTTTGGGCGGGATTACATCGGGGACCTCGTCGGTCGGGATGTAAGCGCCTGGTTGAACGGCCGGGGCGGCCTCAGTATCGGGAGCGGGTTTATCAGTTCCGTTGGACATATTAATTTTAGGGATTATGGTTTTGCTTGATTTACTTGGTTCGTATATAGCCTCTAGTTGTGACAATCCAGGCGGCCCCGTGAGTGCGGTGGCCGCTCTTTTTTTATTGCCGGTTACTCATCTGGGTTTTCAGTTCGCGCAAGTTTTCGGTGTCGATCGGCAATGGCATCCAGCGCCCGTTAAACTCGTAGATGATTCCGTCATTCCCGAGCGCATAAATTAAAATTGGCTCCTGGGGCTCCTTGGTGATGGGGTCGAGCGCCTTAAAATGGACGACCTGAAAGTTGAGTACTTTGATGTGCATGTTTTTATGGCAGTGAGAGTTCCTTGATTCCATCTTGGCAATTGGTCAGGATGAATTGCAAAGCGTCATTATCGACGTGCAACCGGTCACTGGTTCCATAAAAGTCGGTGGAAGAGACTGTGGTTTCATAAGGAGCCATTCCAAGTGGACTCACGATGACGGCGTCTCCTACTTTCAATGCTTTTGCTTGTGCGTATGTAATCATAAAAGATCTCACCAGCCGGTATCGGCGATATAACCGCTGATCCACGGTGGGTAACTATAATTGACATTTGTCTGGGCATAACCCCAGCCTGTCCTACTGGCACCAACCAGGGAGCTAATCGTATGATCAGCGCCATTGATATGCTCGCCTGTGTGATTCACAGCACTTCCGTATATGGTTACGGTCGGCACTTTCGCCATTCTTACCGGAAAGTCCTTTGGATTAAAGCAGTAAGGCTGGCCCCCGGCAAAGATCAATTCGGTATAGTTTCCATCTCGTGTGTCAATATAGTAACGCCAACATTCTCGCTCATTGGTCTGAAAGTCTTTGTCGAGGATGCCGCTGGGAGTGGCGAGCGGCTCGTGCTGGATAAATCCGATGTCGAAGGTGCTGTTAACTGCCTGGGCGGCGAAGTTCGTAGTTCCAGGGGCAGCGAGAAAGTTTCCTGCCACCCAAGAGCCAGTGGATGGTCCGATGAATTGTGAGCCAGCAGCTAGACAGACGCTAAATAGAGAAGCGTTGTTGCCAGAACCAAGCGGAAAGCTTCCCGAAGCTGTAAACACCGGCCAATTGGGCAACGGGATCAGGGTCCAGGCATTCGCGTTAGAGAGCGTTGCCGCAAAAAGCAACGTGTAAGCGGCAGGGTTGTCGCGCATTCCCACGGTAAAAGTTAAAGGAGCAACAGTGGAACGACAGACGATTGATACGCTGCTTGGGCCTCCCACCAGTTCCCGTAATCGCGGCCCTTCCACCCATTGCTGGGTAAATATATAATCAGTGGCGGCGAGGCTGGCTTTCTGTCCGGTTAAAGTGAAGCGCAGGAAGTTTTGTGAGACACAGAAGCTCGTGCCTGCGACAATAACATTTCCCACTACCTGAGCCCATTTGCCGGTTAGCGGAGAGGCTTGTTGATAGCCGTACCAGCGATCCTGCGCCCAACTGTTTGTTGTTGTTCCAGCTCCTCCCGTCCTGACATCAATTTCGAAGTTCGGGTTGCCCAGGCTGTTGTAGCTTCTCCAGTTCGGAGCGACTGTGACGATCCCGCTGGCCAGGGATTGGACGGTGTTATCGCCCCGGATGTAATCGGTGTTAAGCCCACTGACTTTGCAGAGAAGTCCCGGCTGGGTTGTATCGGCCAGCGGAGCCTGGGCGCTTGGCCCACCGCCTGCCGCCACTTTGATCATGTAAACCAAAACCAAGTAAGGCGGCATCGTGTTGTGGCCAGAGCTGCTGNCGGCCG